CCCTCTATTACATAATTTTCAGCACACCCAAAAAGTATTTGATAAATAATTAATATGGTAAAGAATATAATTAGACTCCAGAGAAGAAACATATATATAATAGATGATTATTTATTTTCTTTAATATTTATATAATGTCTTCAGCATTCTATCCTCAGGGTATGAAATCATATAATAATCATGTAAATCCAGGAAACTACAAGACCTGGAAAGGCCGTGGTATTTTTAGTAATCCCGTTGGCATGGCATCTGGAAATATGAGACCTTTAACCAACAATGATCCTGCAAACAATGCTATGTATAAAGTTGGATCCCAAAGACCACTTCGTCATTATCGTATTGGTCGTTCAATTAGAGCGCCCGTTGTGCAAGAAGACCAAAATAATCCAGGAACACTTATTGAATCATATTACTATTCAGATAGAGAAGTAAAATCATCTACTCCTGGCAGATTAATTGGTCAGTTGATTGATCGCCCTGGTAATTTTATTGTGAAGCCTAATGTTCCCGCAAATCCACAAAATTACACGGATGAAGAGGGTCTAATTGCTGATTCATTAAAAATTCCAGAAGAATGTAATGGTTGTCGCGGTATAGCAATTGTCAGCAATTGGATGCCCATCAATGACTTGACTGAAAAGCCTCAGGCTATAACGCAAACTCCCAAATTTTGTTGCAATGCTGAATATAAGGCACGTCGTCGTGTTTTACCTGCAAACACTGTTTTAAAGAAGAATTACTACACATCAAATGCTCAATACTTATACAATCGTTGCCAGACATTTGAGCAGAGACAATTCAACTTCTTGACAGGATCCGCCGATCCAACTCTCACTCCTGCTCAAAAACTTGCCGCTGCTCAAGCTAAACCAGGATCAGCTCTATCCGTTTTTAACTTGTATGTGGCCAATTGCAATCCCAATATTGGAATTCCTGCAAATCCTTCTGTTGGTTACACTGGAACTGAAACTAGCTGCAGTTGTGGTCCTGGATCTATCTGCTCTAATAGCAACTGTCCCAATTCTACTTGCAATAATGGATGCAAACGCGTTTACTATAAGCCTAATAATGCTCAGTTTGCAAAGCAAGGCGCTGTTTCTAGTAGCACGCGAACTTTCAAGGCAAATGTGGTAACTATTGAGAAAAATATTGCTAACCGAAGACGCGATATAAATGCGGCTACAAATTTTGCCGATAATACAAATTTTAATGGCACCGCATTATTTGCACCATTTGTATATAAACTTAAAACAGAGAAATGCAATCCTGCATATTTTACCAAAGACGGTAATCCCAAGACTTGTTTTAGAGGTTCAAATGATAGGACACTTTCATATGTAGATTATGCAAACGCAAGCATATAAATTATTTTCAATTATGTATCAAATGCATCGTCAATAGAATTTTTGCGAGGCGCCGCAGAAAAACATGCGGTTTCAAGAGTTGATATATCATATGGGTTCACCTGATCGTCCACTTCACATTCATCTTTATTTTTACTCTTAAATAATGGTAAAAATATATTAGTTTTTTCAGTAAATTTGTTGTATGGTATTTGATGTCTCTCGCACCAAAGTATACATTTTTGAATATTATTCTTTTTCAAAGTTTCCATTTTCTCATCGCGATTTTTATTTTTAATAATAGAAATAATCTGTCCTAGCGCTTCTAATTGTTGTTGACCTATAACAATGTTAGACTCTTCAATCTTATTTACAAAGTAGTGCGACATTTCATTGTTAATTAGAGAATGAATAAATCTGTTAGTAGGAACAGGATTAGGGTTGGGTTCAAGACCAACGTTATCAATATCAATATCACTAACATCATCAATTATATTTGCCCCAACAAAATCGGCAAGTCCAAGAATAAAATCAATATTCTTATCTTGATTCATAATAAAATTTTTGCATATAATATATCTTCCAGAATCTATAACATTGCTCACATTTGGCTTTAATAAATAAACCTTTTCATAAAATGACGAAAGAATGTATAATACGTCGAAAACAGGCTTATAAAAAATATTGTCAATCTTAATAATAGCATTACCATTTTGGGATTGAAATTTTGTTATAAAATGCAAAATAGTGCACATATCTTTAAAATACCCAGAAATATTATTTCGTCTGCTTTCAGGGCACTCAAAAAATAAAAGATCAGTCCTATTGTAATAGACCAGATTTTCATAGTTTTGAAGAAACCCAAGCATATCCCTGTTTAAAAAGTTAACACCTATATTACTATCATCCTTCTCCTCACGCATTATACTAAAAAATTCATTTGCGGCAATCCAATTGTTAGAAATATTTATAATATTAATGTCGCGCGTTTTAAAAGAGTCCAAAATATTGCATATACTTGTTACCTCCATTAGTTCATAAAATACGATTGATTGTGGTCTCAATTTACTTACTGAAAATTTGGTTCCAGGAACCTTTGAAAAAATAAATTCATAGTTGTTGACATATTTTTGCAGTACAATAAAAAGATCATTATTTTTAACTTTATCCTTTTTTTCTAGTGGAACAACACAATTATTTAATTTTTCTTGTAACTCATCTTCTAATGCTTCAATAATTTCTTGTTTTAGAAAACTATTTTTTTTGTTGGTTTCCTCTACTTGAAAAAGTTTAAATAATTGATCAAAAATTTCACTTTGATAATGAATCAAGCTATTTGAGATGAATTCTTTTGGAGGAGAAGTGTGTGTTGTTATATTAAAAAAAATGGGTGTATTTGCATGTTTTGGTAATATGTAATAACTCATCGCTAAGTGCGTTATTATATATTGTTAAGTAATATTTATATCTTAATTCATATAATCTTTATTGTAATTTAATACTGGGATAAATTTTGTGTTTACATTTACTCTTCAATAACAAACTCCAAGTTTGTTGGCGCCTTTGATTTTCTTGATGTCTTCTTCTTTGCAGTAGCAGTTGCGCTTGGATCAGTTGCGCTTGGAGCAGGTTGTTGTTGTTCCTGTTCTGGTTCCAATGCAAACTCAACAACCTTCTTTGCTCTAGGTTTGCGAGGCTTTTTCTCAACTGGAACATCTACTTCAAGTTCTAGTTCTAAAGGAGCCTCATCAATCGCCTCAGTTGCGGCAACAAGTACAAGTTCCTTGGGGATCTTTTTAACACGAGGTTTGGAAACTGCCTTTTTACCAATTTTTACGGCAGTAGCGGTCTGTTTTTCCTCGTATTCCAAATCCTCTTGAGTCTTGTCAATCAATGTGGCCATTAACTTTTCAGCATTAACGGTGACAACCTTCTTATAAACAAAGTAGCGATTCAAGAAAGAGATCTCCTTTTCATAGCCCTTCATATCGGGAGCATGACCGTATTCAGTTTTGTCGCGCTTCAAATTCTTCATCATCATTGCATATAATTCGCTAAATAGGCCGCTACCTTCTGGCAATCCAAGTCCCTTGGCTTCATCCCTGGTAACAAGCTTGAATCCATATTTCTCCATAACCAAATTCAAATAGTCATAGTTTACCAAGTATTCGGGGAAAGTCTTGTTAATGGATTCCTGGTACACGGAGATTTGATAACCAAGACTGGTTTCATCATTTTCAAAGACGTCGCTGTCATAGTCCTTTATAATCCCCCAAATGCGCTTTCCATCTTCATAAATGTCAATACTGTCGCCCTGAGCCTTCTTCTTCAATCTATTGAACACGAGTTTGCCATCGTAACTGGTGCCAATAAAGTATCCGCCCAACTTGGTGCACTCTGCAACATTTCTAATTAAATTATGAAAAGTGGTCTCATTTTCAAAGAAATAGTGGATGGCAAATTGGCATGATGTGACGTTAAAACCGTCATCGCCAACTCCATAATATTTCATGACACCCTTACCAAGCTTTTCATCCTTTGCGCCGAGACCAAACACTGATCTAGTAATTTGAATGGCCTTGTCATTTAACATGGCTTGTCCAGATTTGATGTTCAAACTTGAATTACCGTTTACAAATAGAGCACCAGGCATGCTCTTAAACTCGCGCCTAAAGTTCAAATAACGAGCACATGCACCATCCATGCGATTCTCCAAGTTATCTTTTGCAACGTCAATGCCGAATACAAATGACAAGTTTGCTTTGATCCATTTTGGAAAATCTCCGCCTTTGCCGCAAGCAAAGTCAATCAAGGTCTCACCTCTTTTTGAGGTTCTTGAAATAAGCATATTCTTAACGTAAAGATTATGGAAATCGCGCAATCCAATGGTGAGCTTTTTATTTCCCTTTCCTAAACTAGCTCCGCGATTGTAATAAACGTCATCATCCTTGATCTCATCGGGGATATTTTTTCCAGTAGTGATCATTTCAACCGTAATGGGATTATGAATGGAATGCCAGTTGCTATTAGCAACATGGTATGCATTTCCGTAGTTTCTGCCACCTTGATTTAGCTCAGCAGTTTTATCATAACGCACTCGCAGAGGAATCCATCTCCACAAGTTATCACGATCCAAATCATATTTACACTCAACAATAGTATTGTCGCCAAACGCCTCATTCTCCTCGGTAAACATTTGATAAACACCGCTATCGTCTTGCCTTAACATAACGTTTGTAATTCCTCCCATGGGATCCGCTGGATGCGTTGGATAGAATTGCACGGGCTTATATGTGTTCTTATCCTTATCCTCCTCAACTTGTTTGAATTCAGGAATAATATCGTTATAGACATCCTGACAAGGATTTACATAATAACCCTTATCTCTTTCATCAAAACCGCATCTTAGAATAAGAGTTTTGTATTGATTGTATTGAACCGATGACATAGCGCTAATTCCTTGCTCAAACACAGGTGTAACAACATCCTGACCACTGGCATTTTTACTAGTTGTAACAAAGAAATCTACCGTGTTAAATTCCGCTGGTTTCCACTTAAAAGAATAATCCCATGTAATCTTTTTCAAGTCGCCAGCTTCTCCCATTCTGCTGCCGCCAACTCCAAATAAAGCAGGAGTAAAGATGAGACCATCAGTGTTGTACTCAAACTCTCCAGCGGCAATTTTTCTCATAATATATCCACATGCTGCAAATATATTGTCGGCAGGATTTGTGGGATAAAATCTCTTAAACTCAATCCTAATAGGAGACATCTCATTAGGAACAACAGACTTGGGTTTAATTAGCTTAATAACGCTCTTTAAGAGAGGATATCTAAACCTATTTCTATCGCTTTTTTCCTTGCTACCTTTAGACTCATCTTCTGCAACTGTAAAAGGCATAAACCCATTTGCACGAACATCATTTCCATGGATGTAATACACGTCAAATGCTGCAAACAAATTAATAAATTCTCCCAGCTTGTTGTGATAAATAATTTCACCATCCATAAGAGTATTGACAATTGTCTTATCTTCTGTAATTGCTCCAGTGAAAATAGGTTCCATGTTTGTGGAGATCAAATATATTTTTCCACTAGGAGATATAAATAGCAATCTACGCTCTCCATCGGCTTTCTCTGTCACCGTGTAATTTTTTCTTATATTTGGAATATTTGTGTTATCGTTAATGGGCGCAATATTTTCAATTTGAAGTGTGTAAGATGATGGCCCAATAAAAGCACCTGATTTCAATCCAAACCAGGGAAGCACATATTCTTCGCCGTGGAAAAGTTTCATGTAATCTGTTAGTACTTGCGTTTGCTCTGGATAGGAGATTGGATAGTTGGTTCCTTGCAAGCCAGACAACACGTACTTAATTGCCTTGCGAATGCCTTGCAAAACGGGTTCAAGTGAATCCATAAAAGGAGGAGTATTCATCTTGTTATTTAAAACCTCAATCTCAATCTCATAGCTCTCGGGATTTGTAAATACTCCAGCCTGTTCGGTTGTATATTCGGGCTTCAAGTTGTACTTGTCCTGTTTGTTTGACATTCTAACTATACTAAGATCAATTTTAACGGGCAAATCATCGCGCACCAAGGTTACGCGGTTAATGTACCTAAACACCTTTTTAACTTTGTCAATTGAGTTGATTGTGTCCACGCCAACCTTGCTGCTATTTTTATTGTAAGACTCTTCAATATTGTATGACAATCTAAAATTAAAATCATCAAAATTGACAGATTGAACTGGTTTGTCATCAACAAATACCTGGGATTTCTTTTCAATGGAGATATTGTAAGGATAGCTGGATGATTGAGCCATTGCCTTTAAATCGTTTGTTTTGCAATATTCTTGGATGTTTGTCAAGCCTTCAATTTCAACGCGAAATGGCGAAATTTTGAAAACGCCTTTTGTTGGATCGGTTGTCTCCCCTTGAATGCGCAGCATGTATTGGCCCTCTGGATTCCAGATTGTGAACCCGAGAGACTTGAGCTTTTTAATAACATTATCGTAGTCATTCTTGGTCAAAGGCTTGACGCCTCTAGTGCCAAATTTAACTTCTAGCTCTGGATTCTTATACCTTTTAGGCATGTGAGGCTTGGAGTCATAGTACATTTTTACAAGATCATCAAACTGTTTTTGCAACTCTTGATTTGTAAATTGTCTTCTAGGCTCACCGCGATTATTACCCCTTATAAAGTTTGGAGGTCCACGAGATGTCGCAGTTGGCGCCGTTCTTCTAGTAGTAGCAAATTGACCCATATCTATAACATCATCATTCTCTTCATCATCATAACCCTCGCCTCCACTTTCAGTTATTTCTCCCGATTCCTTTTCCGTAACTTTTAAAGTGCCTGCTCTGGCAGAAGGCTTAACGTCTAAAGCAGGGGGTTCCAATTTTGATGTTTTTATTGTTTGTTTTAGACTTGTCATGCTTGTATATATTAATCCAACATATTTTTATATTGTTCTCAATTTTTTATTCTTTTATATTTCCATGTTTAAGCCTTTGCAAATTTTTTACCCAATATTGCAAATAATAGATTCATAAACATCTTTTTTAGATATTTTTTTGCCTTGATTTGTTTTCAGGGAAAAATCTACACCCAGCTTTTTTGCAATTTCCATCAATTCTTCTAATTTATAAGAGCTAATTGCCTTGATTTTTTTATCCATAGTATCAAGCTTGTAATATGTTTCCTTGTAATTGTTTGCTTTATCTTCGCTACAAGCGTCATCATAAAAAAACTTTTTTGTCTGTGGGTCTTTTTGAATTACGTGAACAGCCTTGTCATCCGTATTTACACTTTCAAAAAATGTTCGGTTGTCAAGAATAATAATGTTAAAGCCTTCCAAAATAGACAATGCAATAAATGTCTTAATTCCTATTGCTTCTTTATTTGCCAAATCGTCTTCCAAATCACTAATTGGTTTGATCTTGTTCATTTTAAGCACATCTTTCTTCTGGCGAATCAATTCAATATATTTAAATTTCTCCTGTTTTTCTACAATAAAATGCGTGTTATCAAGCATATCATATCTATCAATGCCGTGTTTCATTGCATAAAAACACCAAAAAAGTGTGTCTTTTTGCTTCGGGTAAAAAAGCGTGAGTTTTTGGGGTGTCTTAATAGTAGAGGCTTCAGGCAACTTAAGGCTAGATGCTATTAATGAAGTTGGTGTTGATGTTGGGGAAATATTCTTCAAATATCTAACTATATTTTTACTCGTAAACATATAATTCTGTAAGTCATCAATTACATGATTATATGCATTTGCTGGATTATGCGGTTGTTGAAACATTCTTGCTAGATCTAGTATCTTTTTCCTTATTATCTTTATTATCTTTTGTAAAGTATATATTCTTAAAGGATTCTTTTTGCTTTTCAATCTCATTTAAATTGTCTTCCTGTGCATTCACGTATTTAATATAAGTCTTTAAATCCGCAATAATTTCTTTCTTCAATTCAGATAAATTAATATGTATACCGTATTTATTTTCATTTAAAGTGACACTTTCATCATGTTGCTTTAAAATGCGAAGAATTTCCACCTGATTAAACTTGGACATATGTTCAATTGTATCTCGCAAAAAAATAAGATCCTCTGTATTAAATTCCTCAATATCATTGCTATTTGTTTCGCCAATAGATGAAAGACATATAGATTCCATTATAATGTAAATATATGAACAACATTTAAATTATAAAAAAGAATAATGTTTATTTTTTATTTATAGGCTTAAAATACGAGTCTTGGTTTTGAGGTTCCCTCCTTTCGCTTAGCATCGCGGCCCTTTGGCTCAACCAATTCGGCAATAATAGATACATACTTATCATTAAGCTCAAAGCGTTGACCAATCACTCTTGCAACAAACTTTGTATTTTCTTCAATGGATGAAAAGTATGGCAGCATGTAGTGATGATCGCGGGCAACAAAGACAACAAATGGTGAAGGAGTTTCAGTGGCACTATCTGCGCGAATACCAGCCTTTGTAATATTTTTTGCAATGCAATTAAGAAGCATTCCCTCAACTGGGTAACATACATCGCATTCAAATACCACTTCAAACATTACATTTGAGCTTTGTACAACTCCGCTTGAATGTGTAACAATTTTAATAGATCCTGTCCTTACAAAACCTTCCAAAATGCATTTACCTTCAATTGATTGACGTAGGCTAGTTTCCAAAGTTTCTCGCAAGTTTTTTCCTACATTTGTAATTGGAAGTGTAACTTTTTTCGTGATGAGGGAGCGTGAATAAACTCCGCGGACCTCATTTTTCTTACCCTTGGGTTTTGGAGACTTTTGCACGGCAGCGGCAGTGGCAGTGGCAGTCTTTGTCGGGAGTTCAATTTCAAACTCAACTGGCTCTTGTTCTGCGACGACAGTATTACCATTACCAAATACAGTATTGCTAACTGCATCTTCTACTTCATCTCCATAAAGTTCGTCAGATTCAAGGTCATCGTCATCAGGAACAACAACCGTGGGAGCAGTATAAATAGTATTCCCAACAGGAGTTGCGTCCTTTTCCATTATAGAGAGTTCAATTGGTTGAGGGCTTTGCCCTTCTTCGCCAGAGTCTAGTTGTGCCTCCATTGCTTGTTATATTTTATAATCATATTATCTTTTAATTGTTTTATCAATTTTAAATTTAATTGGTAAAACAAACCCCTTATCTTTTATTAAAATTTGCTAATTTTTGCCATTTCTGGATCTAAAAACCATACAAGATTATCTTTTTTCTGCAAATTATAAAGCCTGAGCGTAAACTCTTGCAAGGCGCATAATTCTTGTTGAACCATCCCCTTTGTATTATCTTTTGTGTACTCTTCGTGACCAATTATGGTGTTCAAAAGTTTGATTGTTTTGGCTTTTCCTGCTTCATCGCACCTAGCTCCAGTATTTCTTGTATTTAAAATATCTTTCACCTTGAAAACAAAGATACCAGTTTTGTCAGTGCCAATAAAGCCAACATTTGTATTAAATTGTCTCGGTTCATCAAAATACTTTTTCTTAATTGCTGGCGCTAGATCATTAATATCCTCTGATTCTGCCGCAGTCCATTTACCTCTGTTAAGAATTAGAACACTTCTTACATCACCGTTGAATAGAATAATACCAGTTACGCCCTTATTTGAAATCAATTTTTCATCAAAGCACCCTTTTACTTTAAATTCAAAACTGGTTTCATCTACAACTTCCTTTGTATACAAATACTGCAAAACATCTACCTTTTCTTTATAAGTTAAAAAATCAATCAAATGTTCAATTAAAAAGTGCATAATGTCTTTTGCTGGAACGCCAGATTGCACCAGTTTTCTCATAACAATACCACAATGTTTGTACCAGTTGTCGTCCCCTCTGGGTACCTTGGGTTCTTTCCTGGCAAAATGATTTGCCAAGTCGTAGTTTTCTTCCATCTCTTTTAATATTCTTTTTGCGCCTTCAACGGCTATACCGAGTTTTGCTACTTGGCGTGCTTCACGAGGTCCCTCTGCCAAACGTTTTACTGGTTCTTTTGCAGGTGGAATCATTTCTGCCTCTTTTAGTCCAGCTTCTTCTTCCTCTTCATCTTCATCTTCCTCTCGTTTTTGTTGCTTTAATGCAGCAGTTACCTTTTTTACTGCCTTAATAGGCGCCTCCACTTCAGGTTTTTCTTGAATAACATAATTTACCAAATCTTTGCGCACATCAAAATGTATCATGCTGCGCTTAAAATCTATTGGCATTGAACGATCCAATATGGAAATGTTCTCGTAGTTTAACTCACTGGGTTGGAATAAATAATAGTCGCCAATATTTTTCAAGTAACCAGTTCTGCCATACTTGTCTGTAATGTACTCGTTGTTATCGTCAATTAAATAAGTTAATGCCGCATATATTTGTATGTCAGGAATATCCTTTGGCGTTTTAATCCTGGCAAACAAATCCCTCTTCTTGTAAAAATAACGCTCCTTCATTAATTGCTTAATCTTTTGTATAATCTTATCGGAGTTTACAAGGATAAAGGTTTCATTATATGTATCCAAATTGCCGCCCTCGGGCGAAGGTTTAAAATCGGTCACTAATTCGTCGCCAGTATTGCATTCGTAGTCGCACGTTTTCATGTAATCACATGACGCGGAATATGGCGCATCACCAACTGGGAATTCTTCAATTACTTGACCACTTGACAATATTTGTTTGACAGGAGCTTTTAAAAATTCGCGGAAATTTTCCTGTGTAAAGTTGGCTTGTTCATGATTGATAATGCAGTCAACCGCGGTTTCTTTTAACACGCGACTAACACGGCCAATTTGCAGCGCCTTTACTTCAGCCACACGATAAATGTACAAGTCAGCGGCTTCTTCCTCATTATTCTCCAGTAAAGTGGCATATAAGAATATTTCTACGTTTCTTTTTTCAAATGGAAGATCCTTGTGACTGTGACTGAAATTACGAACTGCACGACCAATAATTTGCTCAATGCGGTTCATGTTGTACCATGGATCCATAATATGGACTTGGCGAATGAATTTCAAGTCAAGACCCTCTGAGCCAGCCTTGGAGATAAGCACAACTTTAATCCTGTGACCATCCACATTGTTGTCGCTTGTTAGAGCCTTTATATCCGCGTCATTATTGGGGGAAATTCTTTTGTCGCCAGAGATTATAACGTATTTTGCTGGCATGAATTTTCCCGCAACCGCCCTGTCTTGAGGCTTCATTGTTTTTACATTTGCTGGAGGAACAGGTGGAGTTTTAAACAGTGATTTGGATTTCTCACCATATCTTGCAAATCCCATTTCTTCTAATGCAAGTGCCATAGGAATAAGACCGCCATCAATGTATTGAGAGTAAATTAATATAATTCCATCCGCAACTCTTTCTTCCTCTGGCAAATAAATAGAATTGCAAATACTCTTAATTTTTGAACTGTATTTACCTATTTCGCTTGTGGCAAACATGTGATTGTCGGTTTTGTATTCAAATTGACCCTTAACTGGTGGAACGGTTGTATTGACAAAGCGCATCATACGTTCAAGACCCTTTTTGCCTGTTAATGTGGAAGGATCAATAAAGATTTCTTTGTCTGCGCTTTCACCTTCATCTCCATCTTCTTCCTCGCTTGCTACAACATCTTCATCTTCTTCAAATACTTCTGCGGGAACAGTTTTGCCCAATGTTTTCTTTTGTCTTGTACCAACGGTTCTTGCAGTTGTACCAACGGTTCTTGCAGTTGTACCAACGGTTCTTGCAGTTGTACCAACGGTTCTTGCAGTTGTACCAACGGTTCTTGCAGTTGCACCACCCGAATAAGATAATGATTCTGTTGAAATAGATTGTTTTGTTGGCGCTTGGACCTCTACTTCTAATGGCTCTTCTTCCTCTTCTTCCTCTTCTTGTTCTTCCTCTTCTTGTTCTTGTTCTTCAGGAACATCTTCCACTACAACAGACGCCTTAGGAACCTCAGCTTCTTCCGTAGATTTGCTGTCACTTTCAGCTAACTTTTCTGCAGCACCAGGCAGAACAACCGCAGTGAGCGATACTGGTTCATCTCTAGCACTTTCAGCAGCTTCAATCAATTTTGGCTGACTAGAAATTGGCGCAACACTTCTTTCAACAATTTGTTCCAAGTTATCTACAGGATAAATAATATTGAGAGCTTCTATGGGTTCCGTCAAAATAGTATATCCAAAAGACTCCATTTCATCAAAACTAGGCATATCGCGAATCTTGCCCTTGGAAGTCGTAATATTAAACTGCTTTTTCCTCAAAGAGTCAATAATGTATTTATATCCAAGCGCCTGATATGATCCTACACTAGTCAAGTAAAGACTAAGTATTTTAAGTTTATCCTCCTCATCAATAGCTTTTCCATTCATTTGAAAACGAGGATACTGTTCTTCAGGATTTTGGAAAGTGTGCTCAGGCGCAAATAAATTGGGATAAACACGAAAAGGGAAAGTATATGGGTTCTCACCACGCACAAAAGAAATATAGCCAGTAGATTTTCTAACAAGCATTTCTCTTCCAATATCATTGCCTTCCTTGTCCTGTTTAAAATTGCCATATTTATCAAAAATATCGGATACATTTACAACTGCGCGCCTATCATTAATGTTCATCAAATTTAATAGCCAAACAATTTCCCTGTAACTGTTGTACATGGGCGTGGCAGATAGGAGCAAAAGACGTAAATTATCTGTGGCCATGACCAATCTTGTTAAATTTTGTGCCACCTTTTTATTTTCATTGTCCTCACTGATTCTAATATTGTGAATCTCGTCAATAACAACAAGACGATTGTTAAATTCATTGTTTAAATTGCGTCGCATTTGCGCCTGGCGCTGTTTTTCATTTTTAACGTCGCCCTTGACGCGCTCTATTTTTGCAATGTAATTGGCAAACTCAATATAACCCAAAAATAAATAAGATGCATTGATCAAGTTTTTTACTTGGCTAATAACTTTTTCTCTTGTAAGACCCTTGATGTTTGTAGGGTTGATTTCCTTTATTAATTTATTTCCAGTGCAAGCGCGAATGTTCCACAGACCATCTACCTGCTTTAATTTGCGTTCATCAAATAATTGCAATCTAAAGTTGTCTTGGACGTTGGGCGAAGCCACAATGATGATGCGTTTGGCAATACCCATTTGCTTTAAATAGTCGCGCATCTCTTCGCTGACACCTATGGCGGAACAGGTTTTGCCTGAACCTAGGCCATGAAACAAGAGCAGACTATTGTAAGGTGTTTGAAAAGACATGAAATTCTTTACGAATGCTTGATGTGGCGACAACTCAAATTCTGCGCGACTGAGTTCATCTGAGCGTTCTTTAATATCATAGAGTTGACCATCGTACTTTGTATCACTAAATTCCTTCTTTTGTGAGATTTTTACATTAAAAAGAGGATCATTCAGGTTTGGGTACAAATACTCATCCTCATTTGGATGCTCTGCTAGATACTCGCGTTCCAAGGTTTCCTTTTTCAATAAAAGTTTTTTACATTTTCCTGCATAATAATTTTCTGGATCCCCGCATTTATTTTCTTCAAATTCGCGTTCCAAATCTTCTGCAACTGCGTTTTCTTTGACTGTGAAAGTTGGTGATTGATCGTCAAAGAGGGTTGCTTTTTCTTCTTCTAATGGTTGAGATGCTGGTGTTTCTGCTTCTTTTAATGGTTGAGATGTTGGTGCTTTTACTGGTGTTTCTGCTTCTACTTCTACTTCGCTTGCGCTTGCGCTTTCTTCCACTGCTTCGCTTGAACTTGCTTCTTCAACCTGCAAAGGAGGTCTTTCCTTCAACTGCTCAAGATCAGGTCTATCAAGAACGGCCTGCTCCACAGGACTTGTCACACTTGTGCCAGGAATCTCATCTGGACTTTGAATTTCACCAGAGTGAACTTCATTTTCAATAGATTCTATATCTTCGGAGTTTTCTGAATTTTTTTGTGATGACATATTATATATTACAAATATAATCTATATTCCTGTAAAACTTTATTTATGTTTGCAATCAAATTCTTTTTCTCTAAATTATAAGGTCGTATAGATTCCAAGCATTTGTCCAAAGGTTTCCACTCCAACTTGCTGACCTCCGTCTTTTGGTAATTTTCAAGCGAGGTTTCATCATTTTTTGTAGTATTGTCCATGTAAGCCAAATAATACTTGTGCTTGTAAGATTTGTAGTTTGATCCAATAAAAATTTCCTCAAATGGCATCAAGTTTTCCACAACTTTAATATCTTCCTGCGAGTATCCAGTTTCCTCTTCAAATTCTCTCAATGCGCATGCCAAATCCTTTTCCTGATAATTTTTGCGACCCTTGGGAAATTCCCATTCCGTCTCCTTCCAACTAGTGCTGCTGCGTTCAATTAGATCTTTCAATGTTACTTGCTCTCCGTCAACCATAATGCCGTTTCTAATCAGTTCAAACTTTTTCTGTGATGACATTTCCTCGCTCCTGTATTGAGACGATGTATTTTCTCCCCACATTTGCTTCCACAGAGTTTCAAAAGACTCCATTAACAGTCTTTCTTTTTCTGAAACAGACATTTCATTAATAATGTTCTGCAATTGCTCCAAATTTCCAGGATTGTATTTGCCGCGCATAAAATCAATGTAACCGAAGCTATCCTTGCGTCTAATCATCAGGTATTCTGGGCCACTTTCGCTTGGTCTAAATAGAATAATTCCGTAGCTGGTAATTGGTAGCTTGCACTGATGAAACAAATGGCCTGGTCTACCGCAGTTATTGCAGCTATTGTTGTTTTTATTTGGGTTAGAATTAGTATTGGGGCTTATATTTAAAGAGGCTGTGTTGATAGGCAATTGTATTTGGGATTGTAATTGTGCATTCATAATGTCCACTATATGTTTAAATAGAGATCTTTTTATATTAGTTTAGTTTAATGGCTTTAGATCCAAAAGTATGGGGACCTCATTATTGGTTTATGTTACATACAATTGCAATGTCGTATCCAAATTATCCAAATACAGTGACAAAGAAAAAGTACTACGAGTTTATCCAGAATCTGCCCATGTTTCTTCCTATAGAATCCATTGCCACGGATTTTAGTAAACTGTTGGACGTTTATCCAGTGACGCCATATTTAGATTCCAAGGATGCTTTTATTCGTTGGATGCATTTTATTCATAATAAGATCAACGAAAAGCTTGAGAAACCGAAGATTTCTTTAAATCAGTTTTATATTGATTATTATGAGGCATATAAACCAAAGGACGTGAAAACTCGGGAATATATTAGGATGCGCGGAAAAATCATATATTGCGTGGTTTTAATTCTTATTTTAGGACTCTCGTATTATTTGTACAATAAATAGACCAAAAGAAGCAAAAGAATCAAAAGAAAATATATGCATAGTTTATAGAACAAAACTATGCATAAAACTATTAAAAAAAATATGAAACGTAAGACAAGTAAAAAGCGCGGTCTAAAGAAAAGAATGACTAAGAAACAGGTTGGTGGTGCTGAGTCTAGACGTCCGCCAACACAAGCACAAAAGGCACTGGCAACAAAACAAAGAGATGCCAATAAAGCTCTTAGAAAAAGGGAAAAAGAAAGAAAACCAGTTGTTCCTAGTGCTGGGGGAGGGAGCTCTTCCATGTCACCATTAATTGGATCTAGAGCACCAACACAACTAGTAGCAGAAAAACCAGAACCCCCTAAATTAGTTTACTTGCCACCAAGCCAATTTACTGTTGATGATGTAGAAAATTTATTAAAACAATATGCAATTAAATTAGGCAATAACATACCATTTACGTCACAAGAAGTGGCCAATTTAGTAGCTTTGTACAAATATGGATATTTAAATGGTACTGGGTATTTGTATTATTACCAGTATCTAGATGGTCCAGATAATCCAGTTTCATTGTCTAAGGCAAAGATTATTCAAGCAAACCTTTTAAAAGCAGCAAAAGAATATAAAAAAAAATATGATATCTTAGAAGCCGCAGAAAATTTAAAAGTAAAAAACTCTCAAAAATCAGAGTTAAAAAAAATGGCTACAATAAAAACAACGCAAAATCTTGGGCCTGATGATGCAGAATACAAAGATGATTTGAATAAGTTACATAAATTTGATGAAATATTGCAAAATAAAATAAATAGTACTAACGAAAGAACAGATAAAAATCCAGAGGGAAGAGCAGATCTTACATTAGATGAACAATTAGAATTACAAGAATATTATAAAAATCCTATTTTACGAAAATTAATTGATGGAGGAAGTTTTTCAGCTCTTCAATCAGAAGCAGCATTTATTCAACGAGAACATGCAAAATTAATGAAAATTCAAATTACCGAGGATCAAAAACGTCAAAAAATAGAAGAAATGATACGTAAAGGTCAAACACAGAGTTTATTTGGCCCAACTTTAACTCCCGCTCAAAAGCAAGAGGCTATTTATGTCCAAAAAAGATTAGCTGCAGAAAAAGAGCAAAAAGCTTTACTTACTAAACAACGAGTAGAAATTCATAAACAACTTGGTTTGCAAGCTAAACAAGCAGAAGATGCAGAACGCGTTCAACAAATTTTGACAAACAAATCAACCAGAGGGACAAGAGCTACAAGATTGCCTTCAACTAGCAAATCTACTTTTCTTTCAAGTGATGATTCTATGAGTGAAGATAGCTTAAACCCTCCGCGCAGATTAAGTAGAGCAACTACTGCCTCTGGCTTACAAGGATATGGAGGAGACGAAGATGAAGATGAAGATGAAGATGAAGATGAGGAAGAAGAGACTACATCTCAGTATTCAAGTGATCAAATTAAATTAGCCCAAGAAGGCGCTGTTGATGGCATACAAACTGCTGCAGGTTTAGCAGTTTTGGCAGCTACTGCTATTACAGGTATTGGTGTAATTGGCATGGTTGGTGGTGGTGGTGGTAAAAAAAGTAAAAGGAGAAGGCATCATATGAAGCATGGGAAAAAAAGACATACAAAACGAGGGCATAAATAAAAATGCGTAAATAAAAATGCGTAAATAAAAATGCGTAAATAAAAATGCGTAAATAGATTTCAAGACATTATTATATTTGCTTATAATAATGACAACAAAAACACAAAAAATACATAAAAATAAACATAAAACTTTAATAAAAAATAAAAAAACTAGTCGCAAATTAACGGGTGGCCGCGTTATAGCATCTGGTGGTTATGGTTGCGTCTTTAAGCCAGCATTAAAATGCCAAGGAAAACCGCGCGATCCATCGCAAATAACAAAACTAATGACTATTAAACACACTGATCAAGAATACGCTGAAATTGTGAAATTTAAGGACGTTTTGTCTACTATTCCCGATTACGGCAACTATTTCTTGCTAGAAGATATTACTTTTTGTAAACCAGATAAGCTGAATACAGAAGATCTTGCAGATTACGAAAAAAAGTGCACTGCTTTAAAGAAAGACGATATAACTCATGAAAATATTAACAGCAAATTAGAGAAAGTTCTTGCATTAAATATGCCAAATGGTGGTGTAGATATTGGGGATTACTTTGAAACGCATAAAGCTGATGAAGATATAGTGCAATTAAATGATGCTCTGGTGGATCTCTTGCAAAATGGAATTATTCCTATGAATCAGCTTCGTGTTTACCACTGTGATGTAAAAGAATCTAACATCTTAGTACAAGCGAAAGCGCAAGCGCAAGCGACTGATGAAGCGCAAATGCAAATGCAATCACAAGCTTTGAAAACCCGTCTTATTGACTGGGGTTTATCCGCTGAATACACGCCCGAAAAAGGCGAACGTATCCCTAAAACCTTGTATCATCGTCCTTTTCAATATAACGTCCCCTTTTCTATTGTCCTCTTTAACACAACTTTCTCAGAGTTATATGACAAGTTCTTGGAAAAAAATCCAGAGCCATCCTATTACCAAATCCGCAGCTTTGTCATTGATTACATTATTATTTGGATGGAAGAAAGAGGCATGGGACATTTCAATGTAATAAAGGGCATCATGAGATTCCTTTTTGGTCCCACCATTACAGGCGTAAATAAAAAGGAACAGGACTACATTATAGAGTTTGAATACGCATATTACTACATAGTTGAATATATTTCCAAAATACTCTTGAAATACACGCTAAATGGTGAAATGAAGATGATCCAGTATTTCAGCGAAGTATTTTTAAAGAATCTAGATGTCTGGGGCTTTGTAATGTCTTATTCCCCTATTTTGGAGGATTTTTACAACAGTTATGCAGACTTAAAGCCCAACGAGCTTGCTTTTTATGATAAATTAAAGTATATATTCGTAACCTTTTTATATGAGACGGCTGATGAGCCAATTGATGTTTCTTCCTTAGTTGCCAATTTGCAAGAGCTGAATGGGCTGCTTTTGCCTGAAGCAAGCACAACAAGTACTATAATTCCAGACAAGCAATCACCAAGAGAAGCCAGCAAATATGCTCTTCGCGCATCAGTATTATCTCATGCAACTGCAAGTGTTGGTCCTAAGGATGTTTTCAAAAAAGTTAAGTTTGCAGTTAGCTCACCTAAAAGCTCTTATAAAAAATCAAAATCTAGCTCATCAACCAAATCTAGCTCATCAACCAAATCTAAGAAAAATGTTTCTTTAAAGAAAAGAAAATCAAAATAAGAGATAACATTTAGTCCTCCTAATCCAACAAATGTGCATATTATAACTAGTTGAGATTCATAAATTCATTTAAAAATATATATTTTACGCTGTATAATATATATGCGAATAGAGATTATAATAATAGGTGTAACAGCGTTTTTAATATATAACGCATATCACGACAATAAATATACCAAGCTTTTAATGTCATGGAAAAAGTATATCCAGATTGCCTTTATAGGTTTCATCGGTTTTGCAATCTACCTCCTTTTAAAAAAGAATCCAGTCCAAGGGAAGAACATTTTGTTTTACGCAAATAATATGATCAAATATATGCCAATTAATAAATCATCACTAGATATGTTGTCACCTATTTTGGATTTCTCTTCAAATAACAGTTTTTCACGAGGCTTTACCCAAGGCGCAGGGGGCTCTTTTATGGAAGGATTGAATGGCGAGACAAATCCAGGATTCAATTTTAATACAACTTTGCCGCAAGAAAGACGCGTCATGAATTCAGGAGGTAGAGCAGGACAGGGAGGCAAGGCTACAAAGCGTTCTGTAAGCGAGACAAAGAAGAAATTCGTTGCATCCAATCAGGGTTGGAAATGCAATCATTGCAAAAACCAACTAAATGCTTGGTTTGAAGTAGATCATGTTAGACGTTTGGAGCATGGTGGAGACAATAGTGTAGGCAACTTGGTGGCTTTATGCAGAGAATGTCACGGAGAGAAAACTGCAAGAGAAAATATGTAATAAAAATTAAAAATTTAAAATTTAAAATCTAAAATATGCAATGATTGGTTATATTATATTTTATCACTATAGTATAACCAAACAATTCTATGCCGCAACCAACATATTCCACACCAGACAATAATGTAATTGTTTCTAAAAAGAGAAATTATTACATCATTGCATTAGTCGCAATGGTTATCATATTTCTAATCATATTTCGTTGGGTACCCAAAGACTTTTTAGAAAAATATTTAACCAATTATGTTGTTCTTATTAGTTTTTTAATAATTATTGGGTTAGCATTTCTAATATCAATGATCTCATTTTACAGCTACTCTATTAAACACGACGATTTTGATTTTTTAAAATCAGGAAAAACTGCGCCTCTAGAAATTTTTAAAATGGTTTCTATTGGGTTCTTGGGGTTCTTTTCCTCTGGTGCCTTTATATATTTTATATTATGGGCATTTGGTGCAATTCATCACGATTCTTCTTCAACTTCTACTTCAACCGCAACTACAACCACACAGTATTTCATTCAAATTGCCATTGTAATAGTGGCTCTTGGATTTGCATATAAAGTTTTAACCATGACAAATTTAGTGAATAGAAACCTATATCTAAAATTATTTATCAGCATCTTGCTATACATTCCTTGTTTACTTGTGAATCTAATAGAGTTTATAACAATTGAAGGCTTGCGGTTCTATTATTCCACATCAAGAACCCTCATGATTATAATGGGCTTAGAAGTGGTTCTTATTGCCACATATTTCTTATACCCAATAGTTAAATCCTGGTTATACACTCATTACTATGCGTCCAATGGCAAGCAACTCATCAACTATCCCGCTCCAACAAACCAAGAATATTCTGTTGCATCTTACGCTCAATTGAATGGGTTAAATGATAAAGGCAACGATAATTATGCCTACAACTATTGCATATCATTCTGGTTTTACATAGATAGCATGCCACCAAGCATTAATGCGTCTTATTCAAAGTTCACGTCGCTTCTATCCTACGGAGGCAAACCAAATGTGCTTTTTAATCCTTCTCTAAATACGCTTATGATAACAGTTGACCAAGACAGCGTAAAACAATTGAACGCACAGATTGCTGAAGATGTTGCAAATAACAAAGATCCTTATCATAAAGTTCGCGAACCCACGTTTATTGATGTTGATGATAATGGTAACAGAATTGTTTATAAGAATGAACAAGTTTTATTGCAAAAATGGAATAATGTAATCATCAATTATAGTGGCGGAACTTTAGATATCTTTTATAATGGCAAGCTTGCACAGTCATCCGTTGAAGTTGTTCCTTATATAACCCTTGACACCTTGACGGTTGGCACTGATAATGGCATTAGTGGAGGTATAGCCAATTTATACTACTATACAATGCCTTTGAGAATAGATCAAATAACAAATCTTTACAATTCAGTAAAAGACCAGAAGATGCCTGTTATGCCCAACAATGATGATACATACACATTTAAGCCAAAATGAGCGTGACGGGACTGAATAGGTTTATTTTTTGGTCTGTTTATTTTTAATTGTTGATTTTAGATTTAGTATACTAAAATCAATAAAGTGTATAAAAATTATATAAGCGGGAAAATTTCTAGCAGTATTATATAATGAAAATTAAAAATATCCTGTTAATTGTCATCATTATAGTTTTGCTTTACATTGTTGTAAAATATGTGATCAAGGACAAAACTACATTGACGCAAACTACTTCCGCAAAGACAATGCAAAAGATTGAGGCATCCAGTTTAGCAACAAACTCTAGCACTGGCAACACCAGTAATTTTGCCTATTCCATTTGGTTCTTTATTGACGACTGGAACTATCGTTACGGTGAATCCAAGATTATTTTTGGGCGCATGGCCTCCTCTGCTGGATCTGCAGAAATGCAACCCTGCCCGTCAGTGACATTGGCTCCTTTGCAAAACAATGCCGTTGTGTCTTTGACATGCTACAATGGCAGCGATGAGTCCAACAGCAATTACACCATTTTTAATAACTGCGGCATCTCCAATGTACCCATTCAAAAGTGGGCCAACTTGACCATTAGTGTCTATGGCAGATCTATAGATGTTTATTTAGACGGAAAGTTGGTTAGAACTTGCGTAATGCCTGGCGTGGCAAAGATAGACGGCAGCGCACCAGTTTATGTTACACCTGAAGGCGGATTTTCTGGATATACTGCAAAATTCCAATACTACCCTAATGAATTAGACCCCCAAACCGTGTGGAGCATTTATCAAAGTGGTTACGGAGCCAGCTTGCTTGGAGGTTTGTTCAACTACAAAGTAAAGGTTACTTTGATGGACGGCGATACTGAGGATAGCAGTATTACCATTTAATTTGAGTCCAATTTTCTTTGGTAGTATATATAAGACATAAATGAATAGTTTATATGGAAATGGAAATGAAGAATCAAATTATGGTTCAAATAGTTATGGAGGCGTAAGCGGTGCTGGTCCTGCCAAGCAAGGGGGCGCCTTTATGCAATTCTCTTCAAATAAATTTGTTGGAGGTTCAAAAGAATTTCTTGAATCCAATAGTTTAGTAGCAAAATTTTCATTCTTGATTTTGATTGTTTTTGTTTACATTGTACTTTTGCGAGTGGGTGTCACTATTTTAGGCTGGTTCTATGGCCCATCAAGCAGCCCCAAGCTCATTAATGGCATGATTGATGCTAAGCATATGATGGTTTTTCCTCAAGATCCTAGCGCCAAGGGTTCAGTAACCTTGACCAGATCTGTGAATGAAAATGACGGCATTGAGTTTGCCTGGTCTACGTGGATCTTCATAGACGATTTGCAGTACTTAGCCGGTCAGTATCGCCACATTTTCCACAAGGGTAATGATACATTGGCGCAAGTGGGTTTAAATTTCCCCAATAATGCGCCTGGTCTCTACATTGCGCCTAATACAAATGCGCTTGTGGTTATCATGAACACCTTTACGACGATTAATGAGGAGATTATTATTCCTGACATTCCATTGAACAAGTGGGTCAATGTCATTATTCGTTGCCAAAACACGACATTAGATGTCTACATTAATGGTACAATTGCAAAGAGCCATGTCTTGAATGGTGTGCCAAAGCAGAACTATGGCGATGTATATGTTGCAATGAATGGCGGCTTTTCTGGATACATTTCCAACTTGCAATACTTTAACTATGCGTTGGGGTCAAGTGCTATTCAAGGTCTTGTGCGCGGGGGTCCTAATACAAAGATGGCTGGGTCAAATTCTATGACCATGAAGAATCCCAACTATTTGTCATTGCGCTGGTTCTTTTACGGAAGTGGTGATCAATTCAACCCATATTAAGATATGGTAAAATAATTCAAATATAAAACTATTTACTTTATTAATTGGTAAATAGTTTTATAAAAAGTGCATGAAATTTCAATTAGACTAATGTAAAAATGTCTAAAAATGTAAAAAAAATAAATTTTTATTATTTATTTTAAACAGTAACAATCATTTTTACTAAATAACTTCTGCTATAAACTGCAGAAGTTGGATTGGGGCGAGGTTGTCCTGCATTAGTGTTACAGACATATTTAAAATTTAAAGTATCGCCTAGAATAAATGGGTATGAGTACCAAATTCCCTCATTAACACCTGAAACAAAACGTTGTGGTTGGCGAAATAATGTTTCAAATACATATGATAAAAGATCTTCCCTATCAGTTACAACAGATCTATTTAATTTATTGTAGTATTTGCTATCACTAGCATCAAGAAATTTATTAGCTCCCGCAGTATTTGGGTTGTATTTTGACACAGCTGTCGCCCAATCATCATTAATGCTGTTATTTATTTTGGATGACACATCTGTAACATAAGTCTCAGGGGAGGGTGAAATTAATGTGTAAGAATTCCACGTGGTAAATAATTCACTTACTTGAGCTAGTGCAAGCTCCCAGTCAGCAGGAAGGCCGATTTCACCAGTAATTGTTTGTATTTTGGCTTGTGAGGTTTTGCCCTGCCATTTTACATTAGGATACGTGTGAATGGTTTTAAAACCTGCGCCTGTATTAGCTGTACTTTTTGATACATTTACCGAACTAGTTGATGCATACTCATATCGCACAGCTAATTGATCAGCAAACAATCTTAAATCAATTTCGCCTGAAACAGTTGAACTAAATCTGTACTTAAACATATTATGCACAGAAGATGCAGGAATTTCAACCGTAACTTGTATATCAGCGGTAAGGGGTATATATCCTACCTGATTTGCAAGACTAATAATGCTTGTATTTATTTCATTAAAAACTAATGAAGGAACATTAATATCCATTGCAGATACATTTTGATCAAGTAATGCTGCAACAATTGCATCCGCATCAAGTCCAAAGTAAGCTTTTTGAGTAACTGTTAAATTTCTAAGAGCCTGCATAGTAAACCCCATAACTTGCGCTAAAATTAATACACTTAATACTGCATTTGTTAACTTTATAGCAGAAAGTCCCGCTGCATTAAACTGATCGGCGAGCATTTCTTGCGCTTGCGCTGGCGTAATAGCACCCATGACGCCCGTTTGCAACGTTCCAAATCCAGCTGGATTTAAGCCAGGGATGCTAGCGGGAGGAATTATCGCAAATTGAGCGTAACTAATTTGGCCAATCTGTGGGTATGTCAACTTTGCAGCAATGGCTAAAGTAATTCCTATGGCATTTGTAAAAGATGTGGAGCTTGGTGTGTTAGCTGCAATTGTTCCAAAAGCTGAAGCATTAATGCTAGAATAATAATTCAATGCAATGTTTGTCATTTTTGTATTTAATAAAACTTGCGCCGTTGCAGCAGCTAAAGCAGCGGGATTAGACTTACCAGTTAATGCATCCACCTGAGCAGCGGACATTTGGAGAGCTTGAGCAGCCGTTATGGAACCATCTTGCACAAACTTTTCTTTAAAACAACCATAATCAATTTGGTCAAATAAAGCTGCATTAACCTTACTGACAGACGTAGATGAAAACTGCGCAAACTGATCAGGCGTTAAAACATGGAGTTGAACTGATGTAAGCTTATCGGCGTTATTAAACTGAGCTCCAAATGATTCTTTCTTTGCTGAACCAATATTCTTAACTGAAGAAGTGCTTGCACCATTTAACATTGCAGTCACAAAAGAAGCTGTCATTGCAGCAACAGTTACTGAATCCGTTGTTATAGCAGCAATTTGATCAGCAGTTAATACAGCTCCTTGTTGATCTGTTAAAGAGCTGGTACGTATAAAACCAGGAGTTGTAAACAAAGATACCTTAATAGAGGGAACTTTATCTGTAGACAAATCTCCCACATTTACTGCGTTAAATTGAGCTTGAGAAAAAGCGTTTATCACTGAAACGGGAATTGACTGAGTTTGGAGTGCAGACAATTTGGACAATTGCACAGCTGTGTATACAGCCGCAGAAAGGCCAGCAATTTGGCCCGTAGATAAATCTCCCACATTTACTGCGTTAAATTGCGCAGGAGTAAAGACATTTAACACAGAAACAGGAATTGCCTTAGTTTGTGTGGCAGTCAACTTGGATAATTGCTCAAATGTAAATATTGCCGAATCAATGCTTGCAATTTGAGTTGTAGTTAAATCTGTCACAATTACTGCATTAAATTTGTCTGCAGAAAAAGAGTTTAATGCGCTAGAAGAAAGTGCTGCAGTTTGCGCTGAAGATAAAAGGGATAATTGATAGGGTTCGTATGCTGATCCATATTGATTTAATTGTGCTATTTCGGTAGGAGTTCTAGAAAGAATATTTCTATTTAATTGATCAACATTGTCTGGAGGAGAGCCAGCTAATAAAGTTGTATTAGATCTTACTAACGCACATTGAGCTTTATTTAAATATTTAATATTTGTGGGATCCAACTTGGCAAAAACGTCTTCTATGGAATACGCGCGAATTTGTGCCATAGTCAGTGATTGCAAAGCTGCCACATTTAAAGAACCAGTGTTAATTTGAGCTGTGCTAAACTTTACTGGTACTGGTGACTGTTTTAATTTAGAAGCATCTTGAATACCGTTATTTATCTGGGCTGCAGATAATGCATCTATTTGATCTTGTGTAATTGAATCGCCGTGAGCTGTTGTAATAGTTGTTAAATTTGCATCACTTATAGTAGCAAAAACTGCAGGCTTAAGCGCAGCAAGTTGAGCACCTGAGAATTTTGTAACATTGTTGCCAACAAAGACCATTTGAGCTACAGATAATTCACTCATGCGAGCCACGGCAATATCTGTAAATCTGCCATTTGAATCAAATAATCCATCAAATTGGTCTTGACCAAATTGAGCAAATTGATCAGTTGATAAAGCAGATAAAACACCTGAATAAAAGTTGTTAATTTCGGCAATAGAGAGAATGGCAAACACCTCTTTATGAAATGCTGCTATATGTCTAGCTACAAAATATCCAAATTGAGTAGGTGTTAAACTTTGAACCTTAGCAATACCACTTGAAACATCAACGGCTGTTAAATCAGTAATAACACTGTTATCTAAGCCAGCAATTTGAGCTTGAGATAACCAGGCTAATCTTATAGCATCCATACTTTTGTATTGGGCATTCGTAAAAGTGAGAGCTTGAACAGCATTTTGAGACGCAATAACATTTATTTGCGCTTCAACCAAGTTAGCAAAAACTCCCGCAGTTAAATCCTTTAATTTAGTGGTTCCGTTTGTTGTAGCAGCAGCAATTGCACTAGGGTTAACGCTTGCAATGTCTGTGCCAAGTGCGCTCATTTGCAAAGCAGATAAGGCGGCAAATTGAGCGTCCGTTATATTTGCAATCTGGTCAGTAGAAAAACTTCCTAGAATTAAAACTGCATCAGTCATACTAGCAAAAACTACAGGAGGAATTGCAGCACATTGAGCATTAGATAAATCTATAACACTCGTGTCAAGATAACCCATTTGAGCTACAGATAATTCGCCCATGCGGGCCACGGCAATATCTGTAATTATGCCATTTGAATCAAATAATCCATCAAATTGGTCTTGACCAAATTGAGCAAATTGATCAGTTGATAAAGCAGATAAAACACCTGAATCAAAGTTGTTAATTTCGGCAATAGAGAGAATGGCAAACACCTCCTTTTTAAATGATGGTATTTGTCCAGATACAAAATATCCAAATTGATCAGCTGTTAAACTTTGAACCTTAGCAGTACCACTTGTAACGGCTGTTAAATCAGTGATAACACTGTTATCTAAGCCAGCAATTTGAGCTTGAGATAACCAGGCTAATCTTATAGCATCCATACTTTTGTATTGGGCATTCGTAAAAGTGAGAGCTTGAATAGCGGCTTGAAACTTAATAGCATTTATTTGTGCTTCAACTAAATTAGCAAAAACTCCCGCAGTTAAATCCTTTAATTTAGTGTTTGCGCCCGCCGTAACACCAGCAATTGCACTAGGTTTAACATTGGCAATTTTTGTGCCAAGTGCGCTCATTTGCGCGGCAGATAAATCGGCAAATTGAGCATCCGTTATATTTTCAACCTGGGCAGTAGAAAAACTTCCTAGATTGGCTGTGCTAATACTAGAAAAACTCGTATAGAGAATTGCGGCAAGTTGAGCATTAGATAATAATAGAATATTGGTACCAAGATAACCCATTTGATCTGAAGTTAATACTCTCATGCGATCCACGACAATATCTGTATATCTGTTGTTTGTGCTAAATAACCCATCAATTTGGTCTTTACCAAACTGCGCAAATTGGAAATTTGACAAACTACGTAACACTGTTGAAGCAAAGTTATTAATTTCAGAGATAGAGAGAATGGAAAACACCTCATCGTGGAATGATGGTATTTGTACAGATGTAAAATATCCAAATTGAGCAGCTGATAAGTCTGTAATTTTAGCAGCACCACTTGTAACTAGTGTTAATGCTTGCAATTGTAATGTTATAAATAGACTTATTTGAGCTTGTGTAAATTCTTGAATTGAAGCTAGTGGAAATGCAGCCAAAGAATTAGGTCCTATGTGTGGAATGTAGGCAAGTGGTATAGCTGAAACAAGATTGTTGGGTAAAAGAGGTGCCATTACACTTGTAAAATTTGCCCAATCGTCTTGCGTCCAACTGGACATAACCGCTAGAGTAGCGCTACTCACAACTGAGTTAGTTAAAACCATTATACTAATTGCCTATATATTTTAATTTACCAATAAAATAACCTAGAAAGTTTATTTTATTAATACACACCCCATTTTTGTAAAATTTACACGTTAAATTACAATTGCTCCTAGTAAATCTGGATCAAAAACTCCATTTGGTGGAAAACCATGTAATTGTATATATTTTTCAATTTCTGGTGAAAATTTAATCAGTGGGGTTTCTACTAAAACGTCTGGGATAATTCTAACCGCAGTTGTTTGATTTAACTTTTTAATATATTCCTCCAATTTTTTAAGATCGTCTAATATATTAGCTTTTTCAAGGGCACTAGCATAAGCATTTTGTGCTGACAAATGTTGTATATGTTTATTAATTATTTGGATTAACGCTTCAAAGGAAGAAACTATAATATTTCTTATCATTTCATAATTAGAAGTATTTGGAAGATTGCTCTTAAGATTGTATAATTTTTGAGAAAGCTCAATCATTTTTTGACCATTTAATTCTGCTAATAGTGCATCAAATTTTCCAGTTGAGAAATAAGAATAGTATTTCATAATACTAGTAACTGTATCACTAATTAGCAGGTTATGTATTTTTGAATCTTCAACAGTTCCATTTGATAAGATAATGGTTTGAATGTATGATTCAATTGTTCCAGTTGTTGAAGTTATTAGGTCAATAATAGCCTTTTGAACACTTTCCATTTTTCTAGACAATGTATCTATTATGTTGCCCGTAGACTGATAAAGTTTATCATTAATTCGTAATTCCAACGCATCCATATGTTTAAAAATTTTACTTAATGATGCTTTAAAAAGTGTAGCTGAATCAGTGCTAGTATTAGTATTAGTATTAGTATTAGTATTAGTGTTTGTATTCATTAATTTTAAAGAACTAGTTGCTGACCCTGTTTGCTTTAAAGTAGGATCAAATGATAATAAATCTTCAAACATTATTAGTTCTCTAAAGGGGGCAAAATTGGTATTTACATTTTGAGATGGGACATCTGTCATGCTTCTTATTAATTTGGCATTTACAGGCCATTTATCTGTGCTATTATTCATAGTTAAACGATTTTTTGGATAATACGTTGGCAAATTGTCATTATAGCATATAAGCATCTCAGGTCCAGGAACATCTGAGGCGGTAGTTGGATAACATTTGCTAGGAGGAGGATAGACCACAGTTTCTCCAGTGCATGGATTTTCCCGAATATTATAAATAAGATTTCCACCATCTTGGATTACAATTGGCGCAGGTTGATCAACTACCATAATTGGTGGAAATGGATTGATGCTTCCAGTTGTATTTAGATTAGGCACAGTCGGTTCATTTGCCAAAGGAACCAGGTTTCTTGCAGGAAGAGCATTATAATAAGAAGGAGATATTGGTTGACGACATGTAATGGGTTCATATGTTGGCAATCCAGTATTTAAATCAATATTGATTGCTCCAACACGTTTTTGTTGATTTGTATTTGGTTGAGAATAGGCTTGTCCCTGCGTTGCCCACGTAGTCGTCCTATTTGTCCATTGAGCGCGAGCTATTTTTGAATATTTCTCTTTTTGGGTTAAATTGCTACTATTTTTCTTATATTGTAAAATATTTCCCTTGCGGATCATTTGATATGCTTCTCCAACGTCTTCTGGCGGTATATATCTTTTTAAAGGTGCAAAATATACGGGTTTAAATTGGTCTTCTTCAGTTAAGGCGCCAGTAGTTGCTGTTGTAACACTGTTTTGAGTATTATACACACAGACATTTTCAACTCTACTCCATACTCTAGGTGGTATTGGTCTATAATTCTTTCCTAAACATGACATGTATTATATCTATTATATATAGAGCTTATTATTGTCTAAGGCTAGGATTAACACAAATATCTTGCGTAGGAAAAATATTTCCAGACATGCAGATATCGTTGTCTCCTACCTCTACACAGCTCCTAAAATTTTGCTGTTCGCCAATGAAACACCAACCAGCCTTGCTTGTGGGTTTTTGAATGCTACTATAAGAATCATCCGCTTGATAAGATCCATCATCTATGGGGTTTTGCTGATTTTGTGGATTGTCCAATGATTGCGTGGCACTGTTAAGTGCGGTATTTAACGTTGTTTCCTGTGCCTTGTCCTGCTTTGGCACCGTTGTAGAAACTGATTGTCCAGAGGGCTTTCCACTTGTTATTCCTGGGACTGCAGTAGATCCAGTATAAGAAGAGGAAGAGGATGAAGCAGATGGAATATTTTGCGCACCTTGCTGAATTGCATTGATTCCGCCTGTGGCGGCAGACGCCGTAAAATCTACAATACCTTGCGCACCAGTTGCAGATGCGTTTGTCGTTTGTTGAACGGTCGCCACAACTGAATTGCCAAACAATTTGTTAATTAAGCCTAAAATACCAGCAAGAATACTGGAAAATAACTGCGTAGTTTGCGCTAAATACATGAAAATATTAAAGCCTAAAAATGCAAGAACAACAATAATGACAAACCAAGTTAACCATGATAAGTTTTGAAGAGTGGATATAAAGGATGCAATTATTCCTGTTTTGGAGCCAGAAGAAGAGGAAGATGAAGATGCTGAACTAATTCGGCCAATATTCTCATTTGCATTCATGTTTGCGGATGCACTCTTTTCATCTGGAACAAATGACAATGCTGAAAAAATAGATGAAGACTTTGATTTGGGTTTTGTTGAACTAGATTTGCCCATATTTTCCAATGCATTCAATGAATATGCCATCTTATCATCATCATTTTTACTTTTGACTTGTTCATCACCTCCTTGTGAAAAGAAGGAAGAGAAAAAAGACTTGGCGCTTTTTTTGCTCTCGGCTGGTTCTAAAGTGGCTGGAAAATCGTCGGCCAAAGTTTTTACCAATTTGTTATCTGTTGATTTTTGAGATGTTCTTGATAGACTCATTACTTATAATAAAAATAAATATATTAAATTTTTATTATAAATGCAATATGTAAAATGCAATTATATGCATTGAAATAAAATAAAATGTCTAAAATGTCTTTATTTAAAACTCCACAAATAGGTAAATTGATTAAGATTACCCAATATTTCGTCACGAACATTCAATAGATCACTGTTATTTGTCAAGTTCAACGTTCCACTTGCGGTCATACCAATCAAATACTTTTTGTACTCTTCAATCTTTCTCTTAAAATCATCGGCAGAGCTATACGCAAATAATGGGATGGATTTTACGCCGACAAGATCAACCCGATCGCCAGCCTTTCCAAGCAAAATTTCCACAAAAGAGTCAATATTATCATTTAATTTACCATATAAACTATCCGTTGCCTTGTGCTTGGCATAGCTGTTGGTTTTCCAGTGGAATAATTTGACAGTGTTGAGCATTTCAATAAACTTGAGAATCATTGCTTCTTTTGAGTAACTAGTTGATTTCTTAACACTCGTTGTTTTCTTGGCCTTGCGAGTTTTTGACTTTGAAGAAGTAGTTTTACGCGTTTTGGGCATTGTTCTTATAGTATAAATAAATATTTTATTGTATTTTTTAAGGACTTAAAGCGTTAAAGCCTTGGAATAAACATTTCGCCAAAGCTGCTCATCTTTTCCAACTTTTCAATAGTTTTATCCAAGTTGGATTTATTTGCATTAACAAACAAATAATCCGTATTAGGAGAATGTTCGTTCTTCTTAATCTGCTTATAAATGTTGTCAATTTTTTGCGTCACAGTGGTTATTTTCTCTTTATTTTTAATCATTTCGCCATCTAATGCAGGCAATGTCTCCGTTAAAAGTGATACGCAAAAGTAGATCATATATTTGCGTTTTTTATAGCAGGTCGGCGAATATCTCAGTGTAAACAATTTTAACATGCTTTTCATAACCTTGTCAATAATAGGAGATCTCTTCTTGGATTCCTGTAAAAATATGTCCCAAATCATCCATATAACATCCATCTGCATTTTTACATCTACTGGTGCAAATGGTCTTCTTTCGCAACTACATTTTTCTTTTTTTGCCTTGCAAACACTTTCAAACTCCATTATCCATTCTATCCAATAACATGCACTAATACCATTTTTAGTATCCTTGTGCAAATTGTATGCTAGCTCATTGATAGCAACAAATAACTCCTTGGGATCGTCCTTTTTAAAATAATCATCAGCATATTTTACATTTGGCGCCTTGAATCTGTCCGTCATATGGGTTAGCACGAATTCTTCCTTCTTAATCTTAATGTCTTCAAAACTGTGCTTTCTAACACTGTCACATAAAACGCAAATTATCTCTGCAAAAAGTCGTCGCACTTTCAAACTGTTTCGCATCTTAATCTCATTATTTATGTAACCATTTGCGACGGCCTCTTTAAAATTATTAATGCGCAATTCTAAATACATTGCCAATTTAGGATTTCCAAGGTGTATGTATTTGCTGTAAAAATAGAGAATGATCTCCCATAAATCGCCATAATGCCCCGCACATATTAGTTCGGCACTCCAATAACAAGCGGGTTCTAGTTTTGCATTTATTAAACTATTTAGAAGCTCTTTTTTCACATTGGACTTTTTAAACTCCGAGAAAGTTATACCCTTAAACTCCTTTTGTTCACGAATGTCATTGATTTCTATATCAGCCATATATTAGAAACTTATACAAAAAAAATCACAACAATACATATAGAATTATGGCAAACTTTTTAAAAAATGTTAATAAGCAATTTACTTCATTGACCAAGGTTTACAACAATACTACTAACTGGGGGAAAATCCTAATTTTCATCCTTTTATTAATATTGTTAATTACTTTTTTTAAATACATTGAGCCAGCAAAAAAGGAAGGTTTTGAACAACAAAATAAGTTCTTATTCAAGAGCAAAAGCGAAGTATACGACGATTTCTATGCTGGAATATACGACTACTTGGTCTATAATGAAATGAAAGACGATTATGAGGTGGGAGAAATTGTAAATAAAACCACGCCTAGTGAAGAGAGCATCATTTTAGATGTTGGGTCTGGAACAGGCCACCACGTTGCTGCATGCAAAAAGTATGGTCTAAATAATGTAATGGGTATTGACATTTCACCTTCCATGGTTGCAAAGGCTAAAGAGAACTATCCCGATTTGGATTTTGTGCAAGGCGACATTTTAAATGCAAATCAATTCCAGCCTAGCTCATACACGCACATATTGTGTCTCTATTTCACTATTTACTATTTCAAGGACAAGGCGCTGTTTTTTAGTAACTGCATGAATTGGTTGATGAGAGGCGGCTATTTAATTGTCCATTTAGTGAATAGAGACACATTTGATCCTATTCTTCCTCCAGGCAATCCACTCCTCTTTGTTTCTCCTCAAAAGTATGCCAAAAAGCGTATTACAAGCACAAATGTTAAATTTGATACATTTGCATATTCATCTAACTTTGATCTTAATAAGGACAAGAACACGGCTACATTTGTGGAGAAGTTCAAGGATGATGAAACGGGTAAAACCAGGAGACAAGAACACGTTTTGCACATGGAAACCCAGACAGAGATTTTGCGACAGGGCCAAGATGCAGGCTTTATCTTGTTAGGAAAAATAGATCTGCTCAATTGTGGTTATGAAAGCCAGTACTTGTACATTTTACAGAAGCCTCAATAGGCTAGGATAGGCTAGGATAGGCTAGATTAGAATCAATAGGTTTAACAATGTAAAACTTTTTATTCTTCATTAATAAGGCTCTTATACATTATTAATGAATCAGGTTGCAAAGGTTACACTTATTTTATTAGCAAGCATTATAGCATTTATCATACTATTTATGATCTATGTAAAAATTAAATATCGTTTTTGGTCTATTCAGCCCGTTTTCCATTTCTATGACTTATATTATTGGTTCTTTTCCGTGGGAATAATCCGTCATGAGCTTCCAGAAAAAAATAAATTCTGTAATTTTGAAAATGTTGAGACTGTACTATCAACAAAGGTAAAGGACTATCAGTTTGCAAAATTTTTAAATCTAGTTCGCGGGCATTTTTTACGAAATGACGAAAATGAGTTTCTTCCTCAACAATGTAATGTCATGCCGTATTTTATAGGACACAACTCACCGTGTTTTTTCTCCTTTTATTGGGAAAAGGTTTTGCTACAGGATGCACATTCGTCGTCTGTGGAAGACCGCAAACTAATTGGTTGCATAACATCTAGACCTCTTCACGTAAAAATAAATAATGGCAACAAGGATGCCTTTTTTGATGCGCATTATATGGATTATTTGTGCGTAGATAAACATTCAAGGAAGAAGGGGGTTGCCGCACAAATTATTCAAACGCATGAATATAACCAATGCCATGTTGCCGAGAAAATACAGATTGGTTTATTTAAACGTGAAGACTCGCTAATTGGCATTGTTCCGCTCACGGTATATCCAACTTATGGGTTTTCCATGAGAAACTGGAATTCATTAACGGATTTGCCCGCCGATGTTACATTGCTTGAATGTAATCCACAGAATCTGTATTATTTGCACGACTTTGTGAAAAGGCAGAGCTCCCTTTTTGATATTACTATTATGCCTGAATTTACCAATATAGTGGAACTGGTTAAAACTCACAATATTTATATTTATATGATATTGAAAGATGATGAGGTTATGGCGGCATACTTTTTTCGCAAATCGTGCGTTTATATTAGAAAGGATGAACAGGCGCTCACTTGTTTTGCCTCTATAAATGGCGGTCTTAAAAATGATCTATTTATTCATGGGTACAAAGTTGCACTTTGGACAATACGAAATAGCACTGAGGCTACAAAAAGTATTCCAATTATTAATGGAGCTAAAAAACAGAAAAAACACGTCACCTTTCAAAATCATTATAATTTTGCTGTTGTAGAAAATATAAGCCACAATGATGTTATCATTAAGAACTTGATATTAAAAACACATCCCGAGATTATTAGCCCAACTGCGTATTTTTTCTATAATTTTGTATACAGTTCATTTAAACCCAAACGGGTTTTTATTCTAAACTAAATATATATCAAATAATGACTACACCACTTTCACCTGAGGACTTTAGACAATTTAAAACAAGTTTTAGAAATACGCTTTTAACCGATGGGTTTGAGGTGCATTTAATGAAAAAAGATGGTGATCCAAAGCATAAACTTTTAAAGTTAAATGCAGCTGGTGACCTAGAATTAATTGGAAGAAGAGGATTAAGTAATGTTTTTACAGGGACTAGAAAGATTCCCGCTAGGTTTAATATAAGCGCTACTCCTATTGGGAATACTAGTATAATTAGAATAACTGATGATATGGGCGAAAATAATTGGGAATTAGGTGCAAGACCAGAGGATAGAGATATATTACTTGTTGGCTTATCTTCATTAAAGGCTTCTAGTCCACGTTCTTTAAGTGCAAAACTTAATAAATTTGTAAAAGCTAAACCAATACGTTTAGTTGAACCAGAACAACACCAGCGAACAAAATTGGAGGTCATTGAGGAAAATATGGAAGGTCCGTCATCATCTTCTAGAGGAAAAGAAAAAGAAAAAAGACGCGTTTATCTTGGTGAAGAGGGAAGCACTCCTCGCGCAACTGTATTTTTTAATAAGAATGCAAGCGATATGGAGGAATTTCCAGCATACAGGACTACTTCAGGAAGCAGAGGATCATCTTTGAAGAAAACATCAGCTTACGGGTCAGGTAAGGGACTTCGCAGAACTAAGCGCTTAAAGCATGCGAAAAAGAATGGAAAGAAGAATGGGAAGAAGCACAGTCAAAAGCATGCAAAGAGGCGCAGAGGAAAGGGTACAAGAAAGCATTAATTAACCAATTAATTGTCTAGATTGATTTTTATTTTTACTATGCATTCTGCAATAATCACATCCGCTAGCTCTTGCTTTATTACATGTTTTACCAGATTTGGTAGTTTGTCTGCAAATATATATGTATGTACCATTTCCACGCGATTGTTTGTTTTTCTTCCACGCTTCGCTTGCACCATCAAAATCAATATCCACTTGGTACAAAGGTTGCTTAAGTCGTTGGGTTTGGCTTCTTGTTTGCATTTCAAATATACAATATAAGGACTATGCTTTATATTGTATTCTATATAACAATTTCAATTTTAACTACATTCACCGCACGCATCTAAATAAATTTGTTTACAACCATAACAATTTTGTCTTATAGCACAACACGTTTCATCTTCTTCTTCTTTGTTTGATTTTTTTATTCCTTTCTTTAGAGGATCTATAGTTTTTCCCTCAAAATATATACAATCTTTTGCAAAATTTAAATCATGTTTAGTCACTTCCCCATTACGAAAAGGGTAGCATTCAATATAGTTATAAATTGAAACTCCATCACTTTTAAAATATAAATCGCAAAGTGCACCAAGAGTAATTTTTGTAATAAAGTATCTGTCGTATGGATATCTTCTAGGTTTAGAACCATCACCAACAGACATAATATCATTTCTAATTCCGCGATATAATTTCTCTGGCCATTCCGCAGACTCGGGAGGGAGAGGTGTAATAACAGCATCGTCGTTCCAATGATGTCCATAGACATTTTGTAGAGGTATTAAATGATTCGATGAAGCTAATTTAGCTAATTCTTTAGTTTTTTCTCTTGTTGTGATTCCCTCATATCTTTCTTTATATGCAATACATGCTTGTGGAAAGTATTCACCCATGTAAAAGTATTTTATTTTACCTTCATAATCAAGCTGATTGTATATATTTGGAAACAACTCAACTGTGTTATCTTTCACAATTGGAGAAGGCATGCCCAATGCATGACCAAGTTCATGTGCTAAAATGTGAAATATGTCATACTCTGAATAATTTTTAACAAACTCATAGTTTACTTCTATTTGAAATCCAACAATCATTGAAGTTCCACTTACTAATATTTGGTTCTTACAGTTAGCGGCCCAATCATCACCCGACCTGTTCTTCACACTTTTAAATTTAGTCAGCTCTATTCCATTCCAATTTGGTTTTATTTTGCGTATTGCGGCAACCATTTCTGGAGTAAATTTTAAAAAATGTGCCCATCTAGCTGCTGCACGGCACAATGCTTTATAATATCTGCCTAAACGGAATGACCCATCAGTATATTCACTAAGTGGAGGCTTGTCATACCACACAAATCCTCCATCGTCTACATCAAATCTTCTATCAAAAGATGATAAATCAAATAAAATGGGTGAGGTTAGTGGTGTTGGTGGTGTTGGTATTAGTGGTGGTGGTGGATTTTTTGCTGTTTCAATTGCTGCAATTACAGCTTTTGGGATTATTGGTGGAGGAGTAGCCGTTGGGCTTAGTATAGATGCAATCCCAATAGAGGCAATATTAGAGATGGGCGCAAGCGCTTGCGCATTTATAAGATTACGAATAGGTGTTCTTTTTGCTCCTACCCCTCCTACAGCTGTAAAATTCTTTTTTCCTGGTATTATTCCTGTTCTTCCTTTTGGCATTGTTATGTATGTATATAATATAGTATTATATAAAATAGTTTTCTATACACAATATTCTAACTCGCTAAGATCTGTTATAAAAATAGGAGTGCACCCACAATCAAGAGTTATACACTTATAATCAGTTGGAATTTTAGCATTTTTATTTGAAGCATTTTTAATCTGTTTGCTATCATCAATACTACCCTCAAATACAATTGTATCACCTATTCCACTAGATGTATCAGTAACTTCACTTGAATCAGGTGTTAGCTCATAATAATTAAAATATTTAATATTGTCCCAACTTGTAAATATATCTATCAATAATCCAATAGTTAGTTTAGAAATTAAATATTGCGAAGTGCTATCAATGTGTGCGGACCAACCTGCTGACATTATTTCATTGTGAATACCTCTATACATTTTGTTGTATGCGTCGGGTGGCTTATCAATAAATGTGTATGTATTCCAATGGTTATTTTTATTAATTTCTAATGGAACCTCATTTGTGGTGGTAGTGAACCCTTTACCTGTTTTAATACCCCCATAACCAACGTATGCACCAACAGCATGTAAAAAACCATCCTCCTCAATTATACCATTTGGTCCAACAGCGATGAATATATATTGTGGATAAAACTCTGCGTTAAGAATTAAATTATGATTAGTTTCTAGTACAGCTTCGCCTGTTCCATTTTTTAAATTTGGTGTGAACATAGGCATACCTAAAGCATGTCCAAGTTCATGAGTATATAAATGAAATAATTGATCTTCTGTATAAGAGTCTCCTTTTTTTTCTGTATAAAAAGTATTAATTGTAAGCTTATATCCATAGTTAAAACATGTATTCTTTCTTAGAAGAGGCCGACATTCCATTATAGATGTGTTATCTTCATTATGAATAAATTTAAAATTAACTAATCTTAAACCATTCCATAAGTTTGTTCTAAAAATTTCACGAAGCTTATTTACGGTTTCTGGTTTAAATGCTAAATATTTTGACCATCTTTTTACAGCTCTAACTATACCATTTAGATGTTTATCTGGGATTGGTTCAATAGGGCCAATTGCACTTGGCAAATAGGGATTTCCATCACCACGAAAATTAAATAGCTGTTTAGTAATGCTATCTAAATCAAATAAAATAGGTCCTGCTGTTACTGGTGTTGGTGGTGTTGGTGGTGGATTTGTTGCTCTTTCAATTGCTGCAATTATAGCTGGTGGGATTATTGGTGGAGGAGTAGCGGATGGACTTAGTATAGATGCAATCCCAATAGAGGCAATATTAGAGGTGGGCGCAAGCGCTTGCGCATTTATAAGATTACGAATAGGCAATCTTTTTGCTCCCACGCCTCCTACAGCTGTAAAATTCTTTTTTCCTGGTATTATTCCTGTTCTTCCTTTTGGCATTGTTATGTATGTATATAATATAGTACTATAGAAAATATACTATATTATAAAAACCATATTTTAGAATTTAAATCTATGGGTTTACCGCTTGATAGCTGTGGGATCTGCGTATAATAAGATTGATTTAAAGTTGTTCGCACGTTTATAAGAAGCTCCAACCACGTATTAATATTTGGATCCTTTAATGAATTTAAAAAAGCCCAAGTTATGGCGCCGCGAGGTAAATTTTCAATATAAGTATCTGCGCTTGTCTGTGTATCTTCACATCCACTTATCATAATAACATTACCAAAAGTTTCCGCATCATTTGTATTTATCGTATTTTCATTGTTATTTGTTGTATCCAAGTATCGATATTTTAGATCCAACATGGTTTCGCTAAAACAAGCGTCAAATAATGCAAATAAGGTGGCATCTTTGTGTAAATATGTTTGAATGCAATTTTTAAGTTCATCGTCTGTTATACCATTTAAATCTAGCGGCATTATCATATCGTCTAAGCCAGATTTTTCATCTCCACTAATATCTATTGTTCTAGATCCATGACCACTGAATAACACAAACAATGTGTCTCCACTCTTGGAGGAAGAAAGTAAGTTTATAAAAGCTGTTAATATATTGGCCTTGGTTGGATAAAAAGAGTTTGTTGACTCATCCGTCATAATAGTAATGTCCTCTTGAATGAAATTATATTGATCTTCTAATTTACTCTTAATAAAGTTGACATCATTAATACATCCATACAATTCATTATCAGTGCCAACATAATTGCAACCAATTAATAGAGCCTTTTTATTAGAGGTGTGCGCGCGTGCAGTAATATCAAAAAATGGTCCTGAATCAGTATTATCAAAAATAGCTTGTTGTTCTGCATCTAATTGGGATTGTGTTAACCCACCAGCATTAATCTGCAATGCCTGTAAATACTCATTTTGCACTCCAGCAAGATAGCCTTGCTGAAACTCGCTAATTTTTGAGTTATAGTATTGTTTTATATTTGCAAGTAAAACACATTTTCTGCATTTGCTTGTTTTTACGCGCAAAGCATCTGCAACCAACACATTTGTGCTATTTATTAATTGTGCAACTTGCGCATTATATACTTGATTATATGGTTCTAATACATTGGTATCTTCCATTATATTATTTACTATATTTTTATTATTTTTGCGTTGCAATAAAAATAATAAAAAAGTACATGGATTTGCTTTCTAAATAATTCCATCTACTTATCTCACATATTTTCCAACACGGGAAAAGGAATCAACAATAAAAATAATAAAAATGCCCAAGAAGGAATACAAAACAACCTCTTCTGTAACATTGTTAGTCTTCTCATCCTGTTGCTCTTCTAAAAGGTTAATCATGTAGTTTAATTTCTCAATGAGTACATCATAGTTTGAACCTGCATCCATGGATCCAGAGCCATGCATTTGCATCATATTTTCTCCCATTCCCATACCAGAGCCTACGCCAGTATAAGCGGCCGAATCCATTCGCTGGTAGTAAGGGCGATTGTGAGGGTTCTTAGTAGGCTGGTAATTGGGAATAAATTTCTTATAGTAGTCTTCCGCCGTTTGTCCATTACCATAATTGGAGTCCAAGTTATTCAAGTCAACCTCGTCGCCATTACTCATATCTGCCTTTTGTTGAGGTTGAGGGGCGACCAAGGAAGATTCTTTAGCCCTTGTATTTTCTGCCCCCATGGATGTAGGGGGTGGTGGAGGATTAAAATCGCCCATTTCGTCGCCTTCACCTTCATAAGTATTATTGTGAATAGATTCCAAAATAGAATTTACCTTGTCCGAATTGTAATCATTTTTTGTATACCTTTTCTGTGTTCTGTTGTTATTGGAAACCCTTTTCTTATTAATGATGCTATCATTTGTTTTATTTGTATTTACATATGATGAATCCATATCAAATGGTGCGGCATATATTGCTAAAGACATTCTTAATAAAAATTAAGATAATTATTTGAAAAACAGACTGAAATAACCGAAATAGTTGATATTTGGATTCTTAGTTCTTTGTTCTTAAATGGGCAAAAAAATATATCCATGTATTATAAATGGCAGTATTGAGCAAGATGCACATGAAGAATGCAATGTACGGACTTTTTGTTTTATTAACTTTGGTTTTATTGTTAAACCCTATGGTTGTTAAAAACATGTATGGAAGCGTTTTAGGCAGACTTTTATTCTTAATTCTTGTTATTTTCTTTACCATGCACAATTCAACTCTTGGATTGCTTCTGGTGTTAGTGGTAATTGTTACAGCACAAATGTATTCACGTGAAGGGATGGAAACAAAGGATAAAAAGGCACCACAAAAGAATACTTTGACAGATGATATTACTGGCGCAATTAATGCCTTAAAGGCTAATCCTGCTATAAAGACAATTTCTGCTAGTCCTGTAAGCACACCAGTAAAGGGTGCGGCGGCTGTCCCCGATGTTAGTAAAAAGTTAACTGAGACTCTTGCAAATTTGCAAGATATTATAGATAAAACTAAACCAGCAGATCGTCTTTCAATGGAACCCAAAGCCAAAGAATCTTTCACAATGATGGGTACAACATTTAAAACTCATAACCCCGATGTCGCAGCATATTCTCAAGCGGTCCCATTTTCCACATTCTAATCCTTATGCTCTACTGAAAAAAAGGCACTACCTGCAAGTTTTTCTTTTCGCTCAATATAGTAAGATGAAGGAACAGATTAGTATTAATGGTTTACTGTGTGCACTAATTTCAATCTTTATAATTATTTGTGTAATTTTCATACTAGTAAAATTTCAATATGCATATGAAGGCAACTACATGTCTAGTAGTAGTAAAGAAGGATTTACGCAGTTTGTGCCGCCAATTCTTTCTCAATTTATTCCACCATCATTTAAGCGCGCAATGCACCCGCGTGCTAGAAAAATGCGATTATATTTGGAGAAGAAATACGGTGAAAATAATGTTGCATTAAACAGATTTTTAAGAAAATCAGGATTTTATTAAATAATGTGAATTAAATTTTATATTATTTAATAGTATGACAAGCTCATTAGCAGGTATTCCACATTATATCCATCAACATGTGTTATATTTGAATAATAACAAGTTTTTTGCTGGTATCATCATGATTTTGCTTAACGTTGGGTCAAAATTCATTTCAATTCAATTTAGTAAATCCGCTGAGGAATACATGAAATATTCTATTGGCAAACAATTATTGGTGTTTGCAATGGCGTGGATGGGTACTCGTGATATATACACTGCGTTAGTTTTGACTGCAATTTTTGTGGTTTTATCCGATAATCTTTTTAATGAAGAAAGCCCATATTGCATTGTCCCTGAAAGGTATCGCATATTAGATACATTGGTTGATACAAACAATGATGGAACTGTAACGGACCAAGAATTAAAAGAAGCAGAGGCGGTTTTAGCAAAGGCCAAAAAACAAAGGGAGAAACAAAACCAAAAGCAGGCATTTTTAATGTTCCATCAATACACAAATAAATATGATTAGACAACAATACAATAAACCGCAATGCATGTTAAATTTGTAAAATATAACATGCATTGTAATCCAGTTGTGGTAATAATGTGACAATAATATCTAACAATATAATAAGAATGTCTAATTCTAATTCAAATTCTAATTCTGTAAGTGTTCCAAATACATTAACAATATATGTAAGAACACGTTTGCAGGATGAGACAAAATTTAAATATAAACCAGCGAATACAATCCTTAATTATGATGGAAAGGCAGTATATTTCAATCCTCTTGTTAAATTGAGTAGAAGCATTATTAGGAATATACCCGACAATGTATCTAGAAATTATCTTTATACGCAGTTTTTTAGTGAGAAACAATTCAAGGGTTTACTACAAAGGACATTAAGTAATCCGTCAACAGCGCAACCCAAAAGAGGCATTAACGATCCTGCAGTATCTGGTATAATAGACAGCAATATTGAAGCAACTTTGAGCACCCTATTCTCACCAAATACCAAGTTTTACATTGGGAAGAACTTGTATACAATTTATTCATATGGATGGGAACCAGGAGCCTGGAAAGTGGATACAAAGAAGGCTTTAGACACTAATAAAAGAATGCCGAGAGGTCCTTATGGTTATGGATATGGTTATCCAGGCTACGGATATCCTGGTTATGGGTACCAAGAAATGGCATACCAAGACAAGATTGCCCAAAAAGAATTAGCAAAGTTGCAGGCTATATCACCATCTGCAGTAACAGGAAAAAACGCCGAATTACTAGAATCAGCAAATCAATTTTTAAGCACCCGAGGAAGAGGAGTAAGCGAAGAGCCTGTCCAATTGAACAGAAATCTCCCTCCTGAAGTGACAGATGCAATTGTTAGAGAGCAACGCGAGGTTTTTGACAAATTAGATGATAATCCAACAGTAAATGACAACTTTCCCGAGCAAAGAAGCCTTACACTAGATCCCATAAGTATTTCCCTATTTTATTCCCAGCAAACCGATGGCGAAGTAATATCATTTGAAGACTACTTAAAGAAATACCCTGTTCTGGAATCAACTTTTAAAAAACTATTGGATGTCAGGACAGTGTTAACTAAAAGTGAATCCAGTTTTACTAGCAAATTCATGTCATTATTTACATTTAATAAAACTTTTACTACTACAATTGACAATTTTTTTCAAAAGATTGATGAATTTCGTGGAAGCAGAGCTAGTCCGTTTAGTTATGAAGCCTTGTATAGCGAAAAAAAAGCGGAATTGGGCGATCTGTTTGAAAGATATATTGAAGGAATCGTTCAAGAATATGAGCTAATCATTGCGGCATATACAGCCTTAAAAACGTTTTTTCAAAATGAATTGGCTTACTGCGACTCAATGTCAAAATTTATGTCAATGTTGCTAGATTTTTTCAAGAAAGATACGTCATCGTCGCCCTTTTCTATTTTAAAGAAAATGACCAAGGTTGGGTATGGATTGGAAACAGAAGCATACAAGTCAGTATTAAAGATTTGGGAAGATGCGATGGCGTTTGATGTCGCATATTTTCAAAATATATCTCGCCTCATTAAAACAAACGAGTTTCTTAAAAAAATAGATGACAGGGTTTCAGGAATGCAACTTTTATTGCAAAAATACAAAAATAAGAAATATAATGCTCAAGACAGGATTAAAAAATACTATGAATCTAGTGGGTTATTATATTGCGAGGAATACCAATTTCTTGTTTATTCTAATGAGGTGCTTTTAAATTATGAAAAAATATCCTATTATATTTGGAAAATATGGCATGATATGACGCAGCAATTTTTTGAGAGATCAACTTCTGCGATAAAGATATCAATGAATTCGTGCAATGATCGCCTTGTTTCATATGAAGACAAATTTACAGGGGAAGAAAGAACTAAATTGGAAGAGCTTCTTAAGGCCGATAAAAGCGCAACTGTCTTGGCATCTCCGCTTATGATAAATGCCCTTATTAAAAACGATACGCCTGCGGTTAAAGAGCAAAAGAAACTCTATAGTAGATTGCTTCTATGTGCATTAGAAACATATGACCTAATATTGTATTACTCTTATTTGAGTGAGATCAACTGTTTGCGATATAGATCTTTCCTAGTTGCCAGTAAAAATGTATTAGAGGTAGAACTTAGTATTAATGGGTTTTGGAAACAATATTTCATAAGAATGGGTTATACTATTAGTGATTTACCAGCTACTGGTGGCTCTGGATTGCTATTTGTCCCAGAATCTTTAATTATAGATGTTGGGAAATTTACTGGAAATAAGGCAAAGGCTACAACAGCATTGGGTGAAATGCAACAGACTAATACAAAAAATGCATTCTTATTGTCAAAACAGATTGCTATGTTAAAACAAAGAGAAGTTGCAGTTATTGTAGAATGCCAGCAAACATTAGATCTTTTGGTTCCAACAATTGAAAAAGGCGGTGTTCAAACTCAGTGTACTAAACTAATAGGCGATCAAGACAATGACACTTTATTTACAGCTAGCTTTAATAGTTCAGTGGATGCACTGCAAATTGCATTAAAAATGGCCGAAGTTGATTTTGAATTGACACCAAAATTCAATCGTTTAATGGATGACTTGAATTATACAATGAAAAGAATGCTTGATGTTGGTACTGGAAAGGAAAATAAATTAACCTTGGATTCGTGGTCGGTTGTTGAACCTATTGGAGTTGGCAATAACGAATCCCTACTTCAATGCATATGTGATGCATTTAATGGGCAGCTTATATTGACAAACTCTCAAGCGGTTGACGATGTTTATACACAAGAAATTGATGGAAAAAGAGTTTTTACTGTTCAATCTTTGCAAGATGGTATACAACAAAAGTATAAAGGAATAAGTTTTGATCGTCCAAATTTTGTTATTGGTCTACTTGAAATAATATTTCAAGTTAAAATAATTGTGTTTAACTTATGTAAAACTGAATCTCCAGCTAGATCTTCGGGGTTTGGCATGTTTCAAGAAGGAGAATCCGTACGTTTTAGAAATCCAGACCCTACAAAAGATTGGCAGCAGGGTGATTTACACATCTCAAGAGTTGATAATACACGCAAGGAATATTCAGTTCGCAATGAACTTAGTGGAGAGAATGTTTGCTGTGTTAAACAGGGTGAATTAAAACGTATTAAAAATATTTTTGATGAAGTAAGAATTGTAGAGTCACAAGGCCTTAACGGGTTTGGTCAATTAGAGAGAGATATAAACAGTTTTATCTTACTAGTTTTAACGCCAGATACGTCAACTTGTGCAACTGTTGGCAGTAGACCAAATGATGTTGGTAAATATCAGTTGCTTTTAAATAGTCAAATTGGTGATTTTGTTTTAAAGTATGAACAGATTCCAAAATATATTCAATTTTTGATTTGGCATTCAGTTTTTAGAATGAGGAGAAATTTTGATTTTAGACTTATTAATATTATTGAAAAAAATTTGACAAAAATAGGACGTGAAAAATTGGATTATGAAAAGGCAATGGAATCCAAAGAAAAAGGTCATGCCGGGGACGAAGACTCTCTTGCATCTACAAGTAGTAGTGGTGGGAGAGTGACGCGTAAGTTTAGGGGTAGCGGTCAACGCGGTGGTGCATCAACAAGACGACACATTACGTCTAGTTTAGAAAGCTCATCAAGGCTCAGTTATTACGTCGTGGTGGATCTTGAGTTGTATCCTGGGCGCACAATACCAATTACCCAAAGAGTGTCGCTATCATGTCAAGTAAAGAAAAATAATATTCTTGAGTTATTGTCAAAAATAACGGGAACTCAATTTGTACCCTCTACCATGTATGTTTTTGACCCAAAACGCATTGCAAAATACTACAATAATCGCGGCGTAGAACAGAAAAAAGATACAGAGAAAAAGCGTCAACAAACGCGCAATAAAAGGCAGGGCTATTATTCTGGAAATAAAACGCGTAGTTTGACACGCCCTGCATATGGATATGGAAATAATTATGGTTATAATGCTGGATACAATCCTGGATATAGATACAACCCTGGAAATAGATACAACTCTAACTATAGACCAGGATATTATTAGATTTCCCCGCCATAATAACCTTCGCGGTGACAAGTTGCTATTATTAAAAGTATGGGTAAAAGGCAAAGCATTGATAAGACAAATATTTTCTCCCATACACTAATCTCTATGGGATCCATTGGAATGCAATTCTTCTGCTGAAAATCCCAGAGCTCTTTTGCTTGGTCTATAGTGTAAATGTTCTTGAAATTTGTGGGAGGTGGCATAGAAGATGTCCCTTTTGTAAAAGGGAAACGTTCATTCACATAATTGCACTTCAAACGGAGTTCTTTTGCCTTTTTTAGAGCCTCTTTTTCTGCCCAGCTATTTCTGGATCTGCTAACATACCCTCTTGAAAGTACAACGCGGCCCATTGGACTGCTAATAGCAAACCCATTTGCTACGGAAGCAAAGGCAAGGGCAATAAATACAATCATGTAAGTGAGCATTTTTGCTGATAGCGTGAGTGAAAAGGTACCATTGTCTTCTTCTAATAAAAGCTTTCAATTTTTCATAAAATCCAAAACTATTTTATGAAAACTAGTGCAAATGATATAAAAGGTTTCACAATGGAATATATAACATTATAGGATGTTTATAAAACTGATTATATATTTTTTATTAATACATGCATTTCGCATAGCTTCAGTATTAAACTATCAATTTAACCTTATTGGTAGCCCCATATTTCACTTTATTCCGTTTGTAAAGTTGCATCACATTATAATGGTTAAAAAAGGCAAGGATGGTCCAAATATTATAAATTGGCCCACGGATAAATTCCGTGATGTGTATATGATTGATTATGTACCGAAAGATTCTATTGTAGATGCTCGTGTTTGTTTAAAGCTATTAATGGGAAAAAATATTACTGGCGAATATCGCGCACTACATTTTAAATATCTAAGCAGGAAGAATCTAATAGATGAGTGGCACAAAAGAACGTTGACTGATACGTCTTATAAAAGAACTCTTAGGCGCCTGGGTAGCAAAGAAATATGCAAAATATTAGATGGTTGGTCCTCTCCATTTAATTTGTATAACCATAATTGCCGTCATTTCAGCAATTATTTTATTAAAAATATAGAGAATATTGATTAAGGTTTTATAGAGCTTGACTACAAAAGTTTGCCATGAACTCGGCCTTTAAATCCTCAGGAATGAAATCAAAATTGACTAATCTTTGGTTTCTTTCAAATTTATCCCACGCATCCTCCTTTTTCATCCTCTCTTCAAATTTTGCGCGATCATTGTAGAGCTTGATGGCCGTCTTGTCTCCGCATTTTGACAGAACTTGGGGAATATTGTCACTTGGATCACCTGTAACAATCTTGCAAAACAATTGCAACTTGGGATCGCCTGGATAGCTCTTTTGCTCCTCTAGATTTTTAAATGCGAGGTTGAAGATTTTTACCCTCGGTTCCAAAAGTTGCAGATAGTCTTTGTCACTTGTTATGATATAAATTTTGCAATCTTGATATTTTGAAAGAATATGTCTAACTGATAGTGCAATGCAGTCATCTGCTTCCAACTTTGGGTGAGATAAAATAGCTCTTGCTCCTGCGACTGCAAATAGGTTATCTCTGTAAGCCATTTCAAAGAATGGTCCACCCATAAACTCGTCTTCCTTGTAATCTCTGTTTGCCTTGTACTTGTCAAACAATTGGTGACGCCATATATTCTCGCGCTTGCAATCCTTACCGACAATGATGGAATGAGGTTGCTTGTGTATGTTTAGCTTCTGCGGAATCTTTTCAATGTGTTCAACAAAGGTCTTCCTGAACTTTTCAACAAACTTTTCATTTGCAAATGGATCCTTGAGATCCTCCTGTGGGTAAGCATTCTTCCACCAAGTCAACAGGGAATAGTATCTGTAAAAACAGTAGTAACTTCCGTCAATAAATATAAATGTGGGTGGGGTGACCTCACTATTCGCAGGTTTCATTGCTTCAAATGCGTTCTTCATACTGATATATTTATACATTTTTACGTTTATTCCCTTTCAATTTTATATTTATTTTTATTGTCAATATATATATAAAATGCCAAAGAAACAGACAAGGAAGAGGCGTAGCTCTCATTCGGGTGGTGCGGCAAGTTACCAAAAAGCCAGGGTAAAGCCTACACATAAAAGAGAAACTAGATCAAAAACAATTGGTCGCATGTTTAAACAATTTCAAAATCTGTTTACTAGAAAACAAAAAGTGCGGCCTGTTAATTACAAGGTTTCTAGTGAAAATCTTGGCGGTTCTTCCCCTTTTGAATTAGTCATTTCTAGCAATAGCAATCGTGAGGCAACCCCCTTTATTGTTGTTGACATGCCAAAGCCTCGCTCATCAAAAGGCAGCAGAGTGTCGCCCCATGGCCAAGATTTTACTTCTGCAGTTATAGTTGGGCGCGGCTTAAAGAATGCAAACAAGAAAACATCTAAAAAGCGTTTACATGCTTAAGAATTTATACTTTTACATATTTCATAAAACTCTCATTTATTGTGTAATTTATATTTACTAAAAATAAATAAAGATATGTTATGCTAATAAATAATGATGAAGGCCCCATACATTCCAACTGAATTATTAGATATAATATTACAATATGATGGAAGAATTAAATATAAAAATGGAAAGTTTGTAAACATAATCCATAAAAATGATGAAAGATATAATATTGTTAAATCACATATAAGTAAGAAAATGGAAATATTGAAAACAATAACCATTGCTGATGACCGCAGCTTTTATTTTCAATTTGGATTTAATACAATTGATCATGTTGGTTTATGTTATGACCTTGGCTTTAATGAATGCGGTGTTTTTGAAATATGTTATTATGATACGAGGAATGCTGGATGGGAACAAATTAGAACATACATATAGATTGAGAGTTTTGTAAACTTGTGAAAAGATTAATAAAAAGTAATAAATTTATAAAGATATATAAACAATGGCTTTAAAGAAATCCTCGTCAACATTTTTATTTTTAGGAACAATTTTAGTTCTTGCTATTATTGCGGTATGCGTAATATACAAAAACATTAATAAAAGTAGCAACATAATAACATGTAATATGAAATATGGGTTGTGTCCTGCTGCAAAATGTATTCCCAACCCATATGACAATAAAAAAGCTTATTGTATGTGTGATGTTGCAAATGGAACAAATTATAGTGTTGGTAATAATGATTGTGAAAACATAAAACCTTATACGTCAAAATCCGGACAAGAAGTTATTTTTTCAGATTTTAGCCCAATCATTAAAAAAATGGGTTATCATGTACAAACCTGTCCTCCCGAAGCAGTAAATCTAAATTGTATGAATAAAATTTGCTCAGTAGATCCAAATAATCCTTCCAAAGCCATTTGTTTGTGTGATAAGTTGGATAATAATGGCTTGGACTGGGTTACGTACAATAAAGATGGCGCACCCAAAACATGTAATTATCAATCAGGAGCATCGGCTCAGAGTTATTTAAATCTAAATGCGTTTATTGTAAAGCACCCCGCCAACTAAGTTCTTGGTAGGCGTTTGAAATGTAAAAAGGTGTAAAAAAGTAAATTCAAATTGAAAATTGAAAATTTTGAAATGTAAAAAAATTGATTGATATTTTTACATTTTACTTTCTGTAACACAGTACAAGGAAGGATGGGAATGCGCACTGACTTTCTGGGAAATCTTATTACAAGTCGGCCTCTAACGCCCAAGGAGTTGCAAGAATACGAGAATGCACAAAACAATAGTGATAACATGTATTTGATATTTGTAGAGGGATCAAACAATCAATTGCAGGGAATTGAAGATTCAAAGGTATGCGGCTATGTAGACATGGAGCAAGGTTTTATGAATACATTGCATTGGTTAAAAGGTAAAGGCATTACATTGTCTGGGCGGATCAATTATGTATATGAAGATGTCTTTGCAGATGGTGTAGGAGATGGATTTGGCGCATTTGTGGTAACACCTGAATGCGTAACATATCATAAACTAGACTTTAACAATCTAAAAATGGTTTCAAGCGTAATCTACGGGAAAGAATAAATGGTGAAAGTGGCTTAAAGACGGGGGCCGATTACCTACACGATGTAGGACGAGTGTTAAAAATACTTTTTTATTTTCTCCCTACATCATGTAGGCAAATGCGAATTTTTCAAATTTCCAAGACTTTTTTCGCCAAAGTGATTTTGGACATTTATTTTTGTCCATTTTCCAAAACCTATTTTACTTTTCAGCTTTTTTTGCAAAAAAATCAAGGGAGAGCATAATGCTCTAAATTTTATTTTTTGGTTAAAAAAATTGTGATTATAATATTTTCTTGCAAAAAATAATTTTTGCGAAAAACCATTTAGGCATTATATCTGTTGTTATAATATCAACCAATGGCAATTAATAAAATGCATAAAACTGCCGAAATTTTCCATTGTGAAACTTGCAACTTTGAATGCTCTAAAAAAAGCAATTTTGCTACTCATTTAATGACTGCTAAACATATAAAAGCAACAGCATCAACAAATAATAATGCCAAAAATGCCGAATCATATTGCTGTGAAAATTGTCAAAAAAAATATAAAGATCGTACAGGATTGTGGAGACACAAAAAGAAATGTATGCATAATCTAGAAAAAGACAAAGAGGTGGATCAAGATTCACCTTTAACACAGTCAATTGTAGTTGAGCTTATTAAACAAAACCAATCAATCATGATGGAAAATAAAGAATTCAAAGAGCTCATAATTGAACAGAATAAGCAATTGATAGAGTTTGCCAAGAAACCTTCTAGCATAACAAATAACAATACTAATATTAATAACAAAAATACCATGAATAATCATTTTAACCTGAATCTATTTTTGAACGAGACATGCAAAGATGCAATGAATCTAACAGATTTTGTAGACTCTCTACAATTAACGCTGAAAGATTTGGAAAACACTGGCAAATTGGGATATGAAGAAAGTATATCGCAGATTTTCATAAAGGGATTAAAACAGCTGGATTTCAGCAAAAGACCCATTCATTGTACAGATACAAAACGTGAAAGGTTATATGTAAGAGACAAGGATGTCTGGGAAAAAGATCAAGAAAAGGAACAAGTTAGAAAGGCGGTCAGGAAGATTGCCAATAAGAATGTAAATCAAATTGTTGACTGGATAGAAGCCAATCCAGATTCTCAAGACTATCATTCAAAGAAGAACGATCAGTACTTAAACATTGTCCTGAAATCAACTGGTGGTAGCACCAAAGAAGAGGAAGAAAAGCGCATCAACAAGGTCATCTCATCTATTGCAAAACATGTTGAAATTGATAAAAGTATTTGCAAGGATGATGCAGATGTATAAGTATTTAATTAATTTAAGTATTTTATTAATTAAATTAATGGTGAATTTTGCATCTAGAAAAAAATTGAAACGATAATTCAAGAACTTTCAAAGGACACAAAGCGTCAAAACATGGAATCTACAAGTATTAACAATTCAATGAATTACGCCGAGTCTCTAGTAGGGGTCCCATTTAGATGGTATGTTAATGGAGAACTCCAAACATTTGCTGGAGATAACGCATTTTGGTGCAAAAATTCTCCACCGCCATCAGCAGAAGAAATCTTGGCACAAGATAAGTACATTGTTTGCACGGGATTGCCGAACTTACTACGCCGATTCTGTGGTCAAACTATACCTGGTCTAGGTCCCAAGATTCGCGGTAAATATGGTGATTTATATAATAAACAGTATCCAGGCGGAACCACCGCATGGTTTGCGTACTTGTATCAAAATAAGCGTGTCCAAAAATTTGACATTAATGCGCGTTACCCAAGAGGCACGCTTCTAATGGCTCGTTATAAGGCCAAGGACTTTGGTGAAAAGGATCAAGGTCATCTGGCTATCGTATATGATGACGTTGATGAGGGAAAGACAATTGTGGATCAGCTTCTTATTCATTCAACCCCGACAGTTGCCTATAAAGACCGCGACACTTGTAAGGATCATGGCAGCGTAATTGTAGAGCCATTTCATATTTCAAATAACTTGTTTAAGTGGGATAAAATAAGTTATTACAAGTGGGTTTGCTTACCTGAGAACTGGCTTCTAGTAGATTGAGTATTCATAAGTGTAAATATGTTTAATTTATTGCATTTATTTTATATAAACACACTGTTGTATTTATTAAAGGAAAAATTAAAAGTAGTGGTTGTCTATATTCTTTTTTAAATGTTTTACAAAATAAATTATTTATATATGATTTTTCTAAGTTTTCCTTTCCTATAAGATTTTTTTCAAGATCTGTTATAAAACAGCTACCATTAATACTCCAACCCGTTAATACAGATACATAATAAAATATAAAAAAACTTAGGTACACACGATTATTAGTTAAATATGGTGCAATTAATGCAAAAGTGCACAATAAAAAATGAAATATTCTTATAATCCAACCAATTATAAAATTTATATCCATTTATATATTAATTTAATAAATTAATTAATAATAAACCTTAAATACCTGCAATTGCAATAATATGTTTTTATTTTATAGCCTCAATAAACCGTTTGGTTTTTAAAAAGACGTGTTTTAAAAGCATTCCAAATGCCTTTTCAACAATATATGTGATTTTTCTTTTTGTATCGGCCAACTCAATGTCCATTGTTAGTTCTAATAAATGATTACTGTGTAATTGACTAATTATAGTAAATTTTTCTAGTGGTATAATTTCAAATCCATTTCCTTTTTTTGCATCAATATAAGAGTTAATAGTTGTGTCGTCTTTGTTTCCCACAAAGACAATAGTAGATTCATTTGGTTCCACTTTTGTAAGCTGCAAACTTAAACATTGTTGTTTAAATCCAATTTTTTCAAACAGATTTCGTAACATAAGACACAAATATGCATTATCTCCTGATGCGTTAACATCAAGATGAATCTTTTCAAAAAATTCTTTATTAATTTCAAATATAAGCTGTATTATATGAAAATCAACAACCTTCTTAATTTGAATATTGTTGTTTTCTATTTTTGTGACAACTCTGTATTTGTGTTTTTGAACCCTTGAAAATATAAAATCTTTTTTTTGCACAATGGGTTGCATTTGGGACAAATCATCCGTTTTTGATGAATATTCAATAAATCCATCATTTTCATTTATTAAATCAGCCATACTAATAGTATTGTTATATATAGTACTAATTCTTTATAATATGTTAAATATAACACATTATAATATGTTGATCTTTATTTGAATGCCGCTGCATACATTGCTAATGTTTCTTCCTTTTGTTTTGAATAATCAACAATGGGTCCAGGGTATTTAATATTTTTATATTCTGCTGTACCATGCTCGCTGTACCAAGTGTGAATGACCTTGGCTGGAACATCTTTTAACTCTGGTACCCAATGTTTAATGTATTCCGCATTTGGATCAAAATGTATACCTTGTTCCCATGGATTGAAAATGCGGAAATATGGTTGAGAATCTGCGCCTGAGCCTGAAACCCATTGCCAATTACCATTATTGGAAGCAGGATCATAGTCTGTTAGTTTCTTTGCAAAGATTTTCTCTCCTTCTTCCCAGCTTATAAGAAGCGTTTTTATTAAAAAGGATGCAACTATAAGGCGCCCCCTATTATGCATGTATCCAGTTGTATTAAGCTGTCTCATACACGCATCTACTACTGGATATCCAGTTGTGCCCGTTTCCCACGCCTTTAACCATTTTGCATTGTGGTGCCATTTAATTTTATTGTAATTTGGTTTCATGGCAGATCCAAGGACATGCGGAAATGAAAATAAGATGTTCATGTAAAAATCACGCCATATTAACTGCCTAATAAGGTCGTGAATTTTTCTAAAGGCTTCATAAGCTTCACGAACACTTATACAACCAAATTTGATTGGAGCAGAAAGTTGCGTTGTTGGCTTAAAAAGGTCATTGCGTGTTGTAGAGTAGTGCTTCTGTGTTTTACCTATCAATTGCAAACTTTTTAATGCTTCCTTTCTTCCTCCATGAACAAGAATATCTGGGTTAACTTTTGTGAACTTCTTTAAAGCAGCATCCAATCCAATCTTATTTGACAGGCTTTTTCCCGTACTAGGTTTGGCAAATTTAATAGATCTTGCATTAGAAGCAGGCTGCACCTTCTTTTTTAATGCAGCATTATAATATGGTGTGAATTTTTGGTAAGGTCCTCCACTTCCATTAAAAATTGTTCCTGGCTCATGCAAATAATAATCGGCTACTCTTGAAAGAGCCACACCCTCTTTTTCACATAGGTGTGCAATTTTTGCATCTCGTTCAAGAGCATAAGGCGTATAATCTGCATTAAAACACACAAAATCAATATCCAATGCGTGAATAAGTTTTTTAATAATGGTTTCATTGTCCCCGTAAAATACCAAAAGTTCCCCACCGTTGGATTTTATTTCGCCTTGTAAATCTTGTAGACTTTCAATCATAAATTGGATAGCATTATTTGACTTGAATGGGTTTGCATTACCGACTTGTTCAGGAGTAAAAATAAACACAGTGTACACGCGTTTGCAATTTGTGTTTGTTAGATAGAGACCATTATTGTCAACAATTCTAAAATCTCTGCGAAATATGAATAAACCATTTTCAAATGTCATAATATATCTCCTTATATTATAACACTACAATAACGTTGCATTTAAATATCTAAACTGACAGTGTTCTTGTCGCTCTTTTGGCGGCGCTTACTTTTCTTAGGGACACTGCCTTCAGCCTGCAAATCCTTAAGATCGCTAATGCTGATGGTGCTGTCATTTCCTTGTTGTTGAGCTTCCTGAATATTAATTGTCTTGGTCTTCAATCCAGAGAGGATGTTGGAAATGTCACTGGGTCCCTTCATCTCTGCACGCATTGAACGCACATTGCGCTCAGGTTGCTCAGCAGCCGTGTTAAAGTTCTCGCGAATGTTGATCCCGTCATCGGCAATAGAGCTGCGACCCATGCTCAAATCGGGACGATTAGCATAGTTGTTATTTCCTGGGCGGGAAGTTGGGGTAGGGATAGCGCGAGGGCCCTGAGTGGCCATGGGAGGAGGGGGAGGACCAGTCATGTTCGCTTGTGGCTCAGGGTTCATTAAACCGCTCATAAAGCCCGAAAATCCAGGGTTAGATTGACCCATAGTATTCACAGCGGCACTTTGGAATTGACGCATTAGATCGGGGTTTTGGCGCAAGATGTCATCCATACCAGGCATGGCAGACTTGAACATGGTATTGGTCATGTGAACCATCATTGCGCTTCCACCAAGTTGAAACAAGAGCTTTAACTCGGGTGCGATGGCGGCCTTTGATTTGTACTTGTCGTGCAACTCGGCAAAAATATCATCATAATCGTTAATATTCTCATTCAATTGCTCGCCCCAACCATCCAACTTCACATCAAAAGGATCAAAACGATTATTCATAAACTCAATTGCATTAATCGCAGCCATTAGCATATTACCTTGAAACTTGACGGAATTCTGCTTTGATTTTTCCTCCATAATCATTTCATATTCGCCCTGCATCTCGGCTAAAGGGGACTCCATACTGTATTTCTTTGTGAGCTCAATACCTTTTCTTTCAAGACCCTCAAGCTTCCTTAAAAACTTGAACTTCTCGCGCAATAACTCCTCTTTTGACATTTGAGGATGGGAAGAGACGTTCCTATCGGGGTTAATTGGAATATTGTTGAACTTGCCATAACCATCCCAGGTTTTTGAGTTGCTATCGGCCTCGGCAGTGGCTTGACCAATGGAGATTCCAGGACCTTCATCAAAATGGACATATGGTCTCTCATCATTTCCACCTCCGCTCCCGCCCCCATTAAACAAGTTAGAACTGAATTCGTGGCTTGTTGTGGGATCCTCATCAACCAAATCATTGAGCTCATTTTCTAAATTATTGAGATCCTCAATATCAATATCGCTTGAAGGTCCGCCACCGCGAGATTCACTCTTCTTTGTATTCATTAATAATTCAATTCCAGATCCAAAATTAGTAGAATTTCTTCCACTAAAAGATCCGTCTAAATCATCCCCAAAATTCATGTTTGAGATATCAATAACTTCAGGTTCCATCTTATAGATAAATTAGATCATATAATTTTAAGTATTACGAATCCCAATATATTATTTCAAAGTTTTTGAAATTTCCTGAGTTTCTTGTCTTCCTATATTTATAGGCGATGCTTTGTAAACCATAACCCTTGCAGAAAGCTATCTGCTAAATCATCTTTTTTTTGATGGCTACTAAAAAAAGAGTTCCATTCTTGATATTTAAAATCTCCAGATACAAGTTCTGCGCAAGTTTGTATTCCAAGTTGCTTTCTTTGTTTGTAATCAGTTTTGCAGTCGGCGCTGATAAAATCCTTGAGTTTATTTCCAGCATTTACAAATTCAATGTGAATGTTATTATTGCGCATGATGAAATATTGCGAAATCATGCCTTGCAAGGTTTTCATTTTATTTGCAATGGGTCCAATTTGATTTTCAATGATTACTGTGTTTATTGTTTCTAAATGTTTTCCCAGTAATTCATCAAATCTATGTTGAATGTTGCGTCCAATTGTCACAAGATCAACCTTGCTGGTATTCTGTTTTTCTATTTCTTGAAAACAATTATTGAATGCAAATTCTGTAAGTTTATTAATAATGTCCGCCTTTTTACTGTTTTGTTCAATAGTAATCTTGTATTTAGCCGCTAAATCCATTAACCCTAGAATCTTTTGCTTGTTGAGTGAAGCAGGTTTAAAATCGGCAGAAGGCATTATAAATTCGCATTTTTTTGCATGTTTTGAACAGTAGCATTTTCCGTCTTTTGTATATTTTATCGGTTTGTTGCATGCGACACCCTTTTCTAAAACTGCACATTTGTTTTCTGTTTTTTCTGCTAAATTAATTACATTCCATTCGCCAATAACATAATTTTCAATATTGTCATCATTACTAAGCAAACAGAATGCTAGGTTTTTAATGCCAACATCAATGCTGAGTATTTTCATTTATATAGATACGGTTAATTTTCTATGTGCATTTTCAATAAAATTGATTGAATTATCATATAAAAATATTGACAGTTATTATAAATTCGCCCTCGTTGAATGCCAAATTCACAGGTTAAAAAGATCTTTGACAAGGTGATTGCCGATATAAAAATTGCAAAATTTAGATTAACAAACATTATTACTCATATTGCTGTAATTGTTTCACGTGGAAAAATTATAGCAGAGGCTACCAATCGTATAGGATTTAGAAGCAGAGATAGTCGTAGTTATTCAAATACATATGTCCATCCAGATAAGAACATTCATGCTGAGAGAAATGTTATAAAGGCTTTGGGCAGTCATAGTAAACTTAAAAATGCGGACATGTACATATTAAAATTTGGAAGAAATGAATGTAGTGATCAATTTATAAATTCAAAACCGTGTGCAAAATGCGAATGTTATTTAAAAAAATGTATACGGTTGTATGGATTAAAAAATATATATTATTCATCTTCGCCTTGGGTAAATTCTCCTGTGCATTCGCCTCTGCATTCGCCCCCGCCGTCATAAAGAAATCAAAATTGTTTTGATATTTTTATGAAAAATTAAAATGTTAAAAAATTCTAGATTTAAAAATTGTTGGTATTAATAGAAGGAGAAATCATTTTGGCATTTAATGCCTCTCTTGTTAAGTAAGGGTTTTTAAGTTCATTGTTATTGTATCCAATAGCGGGTTTTCTAGCGTCATTTGTTCCAGAGAAAAGAAAAGGAACATTTGGCGTTGGTGTTGTATTTACCGTGCTACTGGGATTAACACCGCTAGCATAAATAGACTCGGCGGTGTTGTATTGCATAATTTGAAGAGCATTATTTTGCAAATATTGTCTGTATTGCCAATTTGATTGTATGTTTGCGTCTTTTTTAATTTTATCATTTACTTCAGCATCAGGTGTGTAAGAAGAATAGTTTCTTCCATCGTTCATCATTGGAGGTGACGTTTTATCATAGTTATTTGATCCTGAATAACAAGTTGCCCAACTCATGGTATAATAATACTAGAGAAAACTTTATTCAACTTCTAGCATTTTAAGTAGTTTTTGCTTATTTAACTTACTAGCATCATTAGCTAAGCCCTTTTCAACAACAATGGATCTAAGTTTATTCAAGGACAACTTTTTGTAATCGGTAGCCTCATCTAAATCATTGATGCTAATTGTTTTGAGTTCAGTTGAGCTAAGAGAAAGTTGATTAACATCAACATTAGCATCAACATCATTATCCCCATCTTCACTATTATCCAAATCTTCTAAATTCAGCTCTTGCAAATCCTCTCCATTATCCTCCTCTTCATTATCCTCCTCTTCTCCAGCTAAATTGTTGTTGAACTTGATACTCTTAATCTCACCCAACACCTCTACATCCTCACTTGTAAGTTCTGCATCAGGAATAATATCCTCATCCTCATCCTCATCCTCATCCTCATCCTCATCCTCATCATCCTCATCATCCTCATCATCCTCATCATCATCATCCTCATCTTCATCATCTTCATCATCTTCATCATCTTCATCATTCTCGCCATCAGAGACATCAATTAAATTTTCGCCAAAATTTCCTAAAGTTGTGCTTCCCCTAGAATTTGCAACTGCACCTTGACCAATAGTATTTGTTAACATACCAACGCGACTCCTACACGCGTTCAATTCTTCCGCCATTGTGCTAATTAATCCAAGCATGGAGGAAATCTTGTGATTTTGATCCGCCATTTTTTGGTTAATATAAATAAAAAGAAACCCTACAAGTAAAAGGGTTACACCAAGAGTAATTAAAAAAGAGGTTGTGAAAATATCGGTTAAAGCCATTATTACAGATAAGTTATATATTTAATTTTCACATAAAACGAATGACTTTTCATTTTTTATTTTTCTATTTCATTAGTTCATTGGTTTGATCAATAATTTCCTTTGGATAATTCATATCCGTAAGTACTTTTAAACCTCCTTTTGTTTTTGAGATTCCTTCAATTAAAGAATAAGTGTATTCAAAATTGTCGTTTTTTTTAATAGTCTTCATATTGTAATTTTTAATTGTTTTGGTTTTCCCCAACTGCTTGCAAAGTTTAATATAGTGTGTCGTTAAAATACACTTTACATTTTCATTTTTTACTAAATATTCCATAAATGCGCGGGCACTTATTACCGCCTCTTCAGGGTTTGTTCCAGAGTATAATTCATCAAAAACGGCAAAATGTGAGTCTTCCTTATTCTTGTTCACGCAGTCAATAATTTCCTTGCATCTCCTCGCCTCGGCTTGAAAAAGACTATCGCGACCAGAAGTATCAGGGATATTTAAATAGCAATGAATGTATTTGAATGGCTTAATATTTGCAGTTTCATAACATCCACAACCCCATTGTTGAGATAGCACTAAATTAATAATTGCCGATTTAAGAACAGTTGTTTTTCCAGATGCATTAGGACCAGTTATAATCAAGTTCTTTTCAAGTTTATAGTCATTTTTTACAGGATTTTTTGATATGAGGGCAGGATAGTATGCCTTTTTGAATTTTGTTTCAGCTTTTGTTTTAGATTTAGATTCATCCGCTGTTTTATTTGTGTTTTTGTCAAAGGTTGCATATGAAATATGTTGTTCATCAATATTCTTCTTTAATCCGTCTAAATTGTTCATGTAACCATGAAAACCAAAAGAATACAAGAATACTTTGTTATAAGTTGGATCCTCGTAAAGGTCGTAAAAGTGTTTCATGATAAACCCGATTTCAGTAATCTTGTTAAAACTGACCTTGAATTCCGTTATTTTCTCTAAATGTCCCTTTAAATCTTGCATTATGTACAAACTATTCTTCATGTTTTCAATAAAACCCTGATAGGTTGTCAACGTACCATACTTCTCAATAAATCTTGTCATGGAAAAAATGGAATAGTCTAAATATCTCTTAATCTCAAACATATAGGTGTGAATTTTCTTCATGTTATTATAAAATCTTATGCAAACAAGAATGTTTTGGTAGATTGAGAATACATAAAAAGCAGCAGACACTAGGAGATAAACCTTCTGGCTATTGTCTACGCTATTGAATTGAGTAAAAACCTTGCCAATTGCATGGTTGCTAATAATCACCTTAAGTATTTCAACATATTCATTCATAGAAAGTTTGAGTCCGCGAATTTTAATAATGAAAAAGGGGACAATTAGAATAAAAATGGGAAATAGTAAGGAAAGAACTGGAGATGAAAGATTATAAAGACTCATGATTTGCAAGAACCAATCATGCTTATTTAAAAACAAGAGGAAATCCCAATCCATGTACATGTATTTTTCCTTGAAACCCGTATCATTCTTAATTTCTTCCCATATTTTTGTAATATTGTCAAGTTCACTGTCACTATAGTTATGTATTTGTTGATCTGTGAATCCAGGTTGTTCATTAATTGGTACATGATGCTTGAGAACAGTTTGAGTTTCCGTTAAAAATGTTTTGTTTGTTGTGTAATGTTTTGGAATCTCTTTATTAATTGTCTTGCCCAATAAATTTGTGGGTTGAAATACGTGGAAATAAATAGAATTTGCGGAAGGATCAACAGACTCCACTAATTCCAAGTCTTTTTTAATATTGTCATTTAACTCCATTTTATCTTTGCAATACGAAATGGGAAGTCTAAATTCATTATTAATGCATTCTAATTTGAACATATTTATATCAAATTAGAATAATAATCAATTGATTTTACGAACTGCATGTTTTATTTTTCTTTTCTTTTATGACTTTTCAAGTACTGTGTTAATGCTTGCAGGAAGCTCATTGATTTGACATGAATAGTATTGCTCAATTTCCTTAATTTTTGCCAAATCTCGTCTTGTGATAAAATTAATACCCGTTCCCTTTCTGCCCCAGCGTCCACTGCGACCGATTCTGTGCAAATAGGTGTGGGTATCCTTTGGAATGTCAAAGTTGATAACAACGCTTACCTGTTGCACATCAATACCACGAGCGGTAATATTTGACGAAATAAGTACACGAAACTTGCCCTTGATAAACTCCTGAAAGGCGACCTTTCTGGGTTCCTTGTCCATATTGCGGTGAATACAGCACACAGGGAATCCATCCTCCTTCATTGCCTCGTACAAATCTTGCACTCTCTTTACACTGTTGCAGTAAATAATGCATTGTGATAGTGAGATAAACTGAAAAAGGTCCTTAAGAGTGGCATACTTTTGCATATCATCCTCAACAGCAACGTAGTATTGAGAAATGCCCTCAAGCGTCAAAGCCTCTGCCTTGACACAGATTTTTACAGGATCTCTCATAAACTTACTAGTAATCTCGTGGATGTGAGGGGGCAATGTTGCGCTGAAAAGGCAAACTTGAACGTCCTTTGACAAGTACTGGAAAATATTGTAAACTTGCTCCTTGAATCCAGACGACAACATTTCATCTGCCTCGTCCATAACAATGAGACCAATGTTCTTTGATACCACGTGATTTCTCCTCATCATATCGTAGACGCGACCAGGGCATCCAACAATAACATGAGGAGTCTTATTTTTAAGAGCACTTGCATCGTCATCAATAGAAGTGCCGCCAACCAAGACCTGAACTCTTAGTCCCTTCATCATACAACCAATCCCCTCCATGACTGTAGAAATTTGAATAGCAAGCTCTCTGGTGGGACTTAGAATTAGCGCCTGAGTAGTATTCTCAGCCGTATTAATCTTTGAAAGAGTTCCAATTGAAAATGTTCCAGTTTTTCCAGTTCCCGATTGAGCTTGAGCTATCAAATCCTTACCAAAAAGGATTGGCTTGATTGCCTTTCTTTGAATTGGACTAGGTTTCTCAAAACCGTATGCATATATTCCGCGGAGAAGTTGCTCATTAACCTCTAGCTCGTCCCAGCTTTCAATAATGTACTGCTCTTCAATGTTTTCAACATTTTCACCGCTATCGCCATCTCCATCCATTGTCACGGATGAGCCAGTGGGCTCATTAAAATCAAAATCATTGTCGTCCTTAGTATTTGGACTGTTTTCATTATTTATATTATTTATAATATTTGTAATGTTTGTATTATTTATAATATTTATAGGTTGGTTATTATTTTGCTCTGACATTGTATAGTAAATACGCGTATTGGTTTTAAGTGTATTTACTTGAATATATAATAATCTAAAAAAATTGATATAAATGAAATGCAAATAAGTATGTATAACAAGATGGCAATGACAGCAACAATGGCACAAAGATACACATTAGATGATTTTACAAGCATCTCTTTTGCTGGGTTCAATTTTACGATCCCAGAGGAGACCATAGATGCTATTTCAGCATTGGCCATAGAAGTTGGTTCGCCGACATATATTAAAACACCAAATTTTCAAAAAAGGGATAGACCTCCCACGTCAAATTCGTTTGGCGATTCAGGCTCTATGCAATCTATGAACAAAGATGCTCATAGAAAAAAAAGGGGTAACAAGGCAATGGAGGTTAGTAGCGAAGATTGGGAGGCAATTAGAACATTTTCGGCCACAAAGATTGAGAAAAAGAGTGGCATCGATGGTGTTATTGACAAAGTTAGATTGCATTTGAATAAGCTTACAGACAAGACGTACGAGGACATGAAAAATAATATTGCGGAAATTTTGATGGAAACGACTGATGAGGAGATTGAAAAGGTCGGCACTGCCATCTTTGATATTGCATGCAATAATAGATTTTACTCCAAGTTGTATGCAGATCTTTATGCTGATTTGATTGATCGCTTTACAATCATGCAAAAGATTTTTGAGAAAAACTTCAGCGAGTTTTTAAGGTTGTTTGACACGATTCAATACATTACTCCTGAGGAGAACTATACCAAGTTTTGTGATATTAACAAGGAGAATGAAAAGAGAAGATCAATCAGTCTCTTCTTTGTGAATCTGTGTATTGCAGAGATCATCAGCAAGGAAAGAATTGTTTCTCTTTGTTGTCACTTGCTAAGACAGGTTATAACAATGATTTCACAAGATGATAAGAAGAATGAGGTGGATGAGATTACTGAAAATGTAATTCTCTTGTTTAACAAGACATTTATTGAGTCGGTTGATCAAACTTCTACAGACTATATGATTGGTGAGTTAACTATTGTTGATACTGTTCACATGTTGGCAAAGAGCAAAGTAAAGAGCTATCCTAGCTTGACAAATAAGACAATTTTCAAGTACATGGATCTTATTGAAATGTAAATATATATTTTGTGTAAACATATAAAAGTAAATTGGAGTATTTATTATAATATGCCAAGATTAAAGACAATGAAGGATGAAAAAGATAAAATAAAGGTCAAGAAAAGTCCAAAGAACAAGAATAAAAATAAAAAGAAGGCAAATGTAACACCACCATTAGAAACCATGGAAAATAGTTGCAGTGTAGCTTATTATTTGGAAGAACATAATTCTTTAAAAGGAGAACAAGAACAAGAACAAAAACAGGACGAGGGAAATATAACATATTTTTTTAATGATGATAACATTTTTAGTGCAACTGAAAATAATGAAAATTTGTTAGAACTCATGAAAGAATTTGAAGAGATGGAAATTAAACAAGCTATAACTGAAACTTCTGTGGGAAATATAGAAGACGATTTTTTATTTGCAGAAATACAAAACTACACTGATAATTGGACGGTTAAACAATTAATGCAAATATGCGATTATTATGGGCTTTCAAAGGATATAAAGACTTTTAAATGCAAAAAACCAGAAATTATTAATTTTCTTTTGGTGTTTGAGAATGATGGAAGCAATTTTGATTTGGTAATGAAAAGAAAACAATTGTGGCATTGCATTGAAGAGTTAAAAAATGATAAATATATGAAGAAGTTTGTACTGTGGGATTAATTCCTGAGGTTGATATGATTTATTTATAGTTTTCTCAATAATTTGATTATTAGAAAACTATTTGCAATGGTTGGAATTGGTCTGGCGTTTTACATAATATATGTTTGAAACCAAAATATTAATTCTCATTATAAATTAGATAAATTAAATGGTCTTGTCAAAAATAAATGATGAAATAAGTTATCCTGAGTTAAAAAGTGTTGATCCTGGAGATTTAAGTAAAAAGACAACTCTTTATCAAACAGATATAAAAGGCGTTGAGATTATTTTTGCTGTTGGAAATGCAAAGAATACATTTGCCGATAGTAATATAACGTATTATCCTCTTTATTTAGTAAAAAATAACAAAAAAGTCATACAGATTGGTGTGTATGAATTGTATTCAACTGATGTACTTGATTATACTGACGAAGATGGTAAATTAGAAGTGGAAAGACTTGCCGATCCATTAATTTACAATTCATTTGTTACTAAGCAAATGTTGGAGAGAATTCGTTTAAATCCTGATACGTTTCTTAGCAAGGATGAAAAAGATAAAATGGAACGTATGAGTAAAGAGTCTGCAGAAGAGGCTGGGACTAAAGAAGAAGATCTAGATCAAGAGGAAGAAGAACAGGAGCAGGGTGATTTGGAATTGATACCTTCTAAAAAATCAAGTGTTAAGAAAACAAATTTTATTCTAGCGGAAGATGTAAAAATCCCAGAAAATATTAGAGGTCTCTTTGAAGTAACAAGAGGACTAAGGGTTCCAGGTAGGTTGAAGGAAGAAACTGATAGATTGGCTCAAGATTTTATCATTAAATACAGAGCTTCTGCATCACCAAACGATAACTGGGTTCAAAAATTTATGGAAAATAAAAATTATGCAATTGTTGAAAACCCTGGCAAGGGAGACTGTTTTTTTTATGCCGTTTGTGATGCATTTGCTGGCATGGGAAATAAAACAACCGTTAATAAGTTGCGTGAGAAGTTAGCTGGAGAAGTAGATGCAGAATTGTTTAAAAATTTTAAGGGACAATATGACGATATTCGGTCTTCTATTACACAAGATACTGCAAATATTACTAAATTGCAAAAACAATATGAGGATATCCGTAATACATTGCGTCAAACAATTGATCATGATCGTCAAGTTAAAATTGTAGAAGCTGGTAAAGCCGTAGAGGCGCAATTCAAACGCGTTATGCACGAACGCGACGTGTCAAAGCAAATGTTTGAAGAATATAAGATTATGAAGGATGTCACGACGCTTGAGAAATTTAGAGAAAAAGTAAAAACGTGCGAATTTTGGGCTGACACGTGGGCTCTTTCTACAATGGAAAGAATGTTAAATGTGAAATTTATTATTTTATCTAGCGAGGCATATAAAGCAGGAGATCAGCGCAATGTGCTTCGTTGTGGTCAGCTAAATGACACAATTTTGCAAAATAAGGGAGAATTTGATCCCGATTTTTATATTATATTGGATTTTATGGGATGGCATTTCAAGTTGATAACATATAAGAAAAAAACTCTACTCACTTTTAAGGAGTTGCCATATTATTTGAAAAAAATGGTTGTTGACAAGTGCATGGAAAGGGCAGCAGGACCATTTGCCATTATACCTGAATTTGAGACGTTCAAGGCAAAGCTAAAGGGTACCACAGTAGAGGTACCAAAATTTGCTGAATTATCTGAGGCGGCCATGAGGAATTTGTATGACGGGAATATTGAGTTTTCCTTTTACGAGAAATCTGATAACAAGCCTCTTCCTGGAAAGGGGGCTGGAGAGAAGATTCCTCCTGAACAAATTCGCGAGTTTTCTGAGCTTCGGGCAATAAAGGATTGGAGGCGCAAGTTGGCTGACATGTGGACAAAGACTGAAGGTGGTGCACTGTTTTCATTGGACAATCATCAATGGGCAAGCGTGGAGCACTATTACCAGGCGTCAAAATTCAAAAAGCAGAACCCTGATTTTTACTTGTCATTTTCATTAGATTCTGGAACGGAACTATCCAGGAACCCAGAAATGGCAAAGAAAGTTGGTGGGTTAACAGGCAAATACAAGGGTGAACTTGTAAGACCTAAAACCGTTGAGGTTGATCGCGATTTTTTTGGCAAAAGGCGGGATATTGAGTTGGCTGCAGCTCAACAAGCAAAGTTTATACAGAATGCTGATCTAAAGGATGTGCTATTGAAAACAAATAATGCTCGTTTATTGCATGCTAAAAAAGGAAAGGAGCCAGAAGTGTTTGACACGCTCATGATTTTGCGCGATGATTTCAAGACTGGGAAGAAGTAAAACATAAGCAACGGTTTAAAATTGTAAAAAGATGATATAAATATATGTTACAACTATAACATATATTTTGTATATTACGCAATGTTTAATGAAAGAAGAGTCCTTTTTGCTATTCCAGAACATAATCAGTATATTTCATTGAACGATGACGTGGAAACTGACTCTAATGATGGTGAGAGTAAAGAGTGTAAAAAAATTTATTACATCGTGTCGCATTTATTTATTTTTTTAACAATTATCTTCTTGTTTGCTGTAGGAATTTATTTGTTTACACTTTATATTCATAAGTAAGTTAGTTTCATTGTTTTTATTTGATTACAAGATTTATCAAAAAATTGAAAGCTTTTAATCAACCTATTCTAATGTTACCAAAGCACACAAATCAATAACCAATCAAAATGGCGGAAACAACAGAAACAACAGAAACAATAGAGAGGACAACATGGGTTCCTGTTGCTCCTTTTGTCACAATTGAGGAAATGTTCAAGTCGGCAGGTATTACTAGAGAAACATTTACTGGACAAGGCCCCGTGTTACCAAGCGTTCTACGCTTAACTACCAATCCAAATCTAGACAAATGTAAATATGATTTTTATGATCATGACGACTGCTACTTTTACGAGAAGGGTGGTAAAAAAGAGTACATCAAGGGAACACGCATGATCGTGCAATTTGGAAAGCTCTCGCGTGACGACTTTTACTTCTTGAGGGAAGAAGTTGGCACCTTCTTTAAATATGAGATAACCATTCACGGGAGAAAGATGTATATTGTTATATCTTATGCGGACTATCAAAAACTTGTACATGAAGATCGCGTATATCTCTCATTGTTGCCAAGAGCGTAAAAATAAGAATAAAAAATTGGAAATATTTTTTATTTTTAACAGTTGGATCCAATCTGGTTAGTCTTAGGGGTAACGCCATTTGGGCAGCAACCATAACGTGTTCCTGCACATCCACCTATTAATTTTTGTGTGGGAACAGGAACGGGCACAGGATATGGTTGAGGTGTAGGAACGGGAACGGGTTTAAAAATAATAAAAACGCTATGAAATAACGTGTAAATAATGGCGATCAAAAGAAAAACAATAAACACTTCAGTAATACTCATCTTGTTCTATTATAATATACTAAAAGATTATAACATTCAGGTCTAAAATGCTTAAATTAGGTAAAAAGATATTAAACACAAATTTATAATACACTAGTAATATAACTAAATGAAACTGGCAAAAACAAGCGAACAACTAATGAAGTTTTTTTTAGACAACAACTGTATAAATCACGCGGAACAGACTAAAAAAACAGACAAAATATTAGAGCGTTTGTATAAAGATGTTCAAAATGCAGACAAATATCTTACTTCTTTAAAAAATTCAAGTACAAGTACAAGCAGTGGAGATGTATTTTATAAATTGAATATTACTAAAATAACGACTGTAAATAATTTGCCAAAGCCTGAAAATTTTAATATAAAGGCTTTTCCTCAACTCATAAGAAAGCATATAGAGCTCACTGCTACATATGATATTTTGTATACTTTTTCTTCCCTTGGTAGAACTGTAAGAGTACATTTTATAGTAGAGGATCACGATCCAGAGTTGCATTTGGAAACATACCACAAGCATGTTGAGAATATTGCACTTTGGTTATATATCGTAAATGAATATGGGTCCAAGACGTGTGCAAGAGAATTAACAATCTATTTATATTTTACTTCTTTGCCAAAAATGCTACCAAATTCTAATGTAAATGTTCTTGATGAGCACAATGTAAACACTGCATTTACGACAACTTGTCCTAAGATATCAGAGATTGTTATTTTTCGCAAGGAAGAATGGTTTAAAGTATTGATTCATGAAAGCATGCATAATTTTGGATTAGATTTCTCAGATATGGATAATGAAGCTTGTCATGGAAAGATCTTGTCTATTTTTGAGGTAAAATCGGTTGTAAATCTGTACGAAGCTTATTGCGAATTCTGGGCATGTATAATGAATTCTGTTATATGCAGTTACAAAAGACTTGAAGATAAGTCAAATATAGACGAGTTTTTGGAAAATTGCGAGTTTTTTATCAACTTTGAAAGGACATTTAGTTTTTTCCAAGCGGTTAAAACGTTGCAATTTATGGGTTTGAATTATTATTCACTTTATTCAAAGAATAGATATGCGACAATGGTTCGTCAAAATTTGTACAAGGAGAATACAAATGTATTAGCATATTATGTATTGAAGCTAATATTATTGAACAACTATCAGGGATTTTTGTCTTGGTGCGATGCACATAATTTTTCTTTGTTACAATTCAAAAAAACGCAAGCAAATCAAATGGAGTTTGTAAAATTTATTGAGAAAAATTACAAGACAAAGTCAATGTTGCAAGGTGTTGCTTGTATGGAGGCATTTTTGGAGAAAACTTTGAAAAGCAAGAAAACAAAAAATGCAAAACACGTTTTGAATACTATGCGCATGACGATATGCGAGATGGGATAAAAAGTATTTGAAGTATGTGGAGAAGGGGTAGGATTTTCTTCTTACAATGTAGAATTACAAGTTCATTAAAAAATTGATACCGAATAAAGACCTCTGGTTTATTAGTACTAAAAGAACCTCAACCTCCAAGTTCAATAATGGGAATTCGTTATTTGAACCGAATGCTGCGGACAAATTGTGCCGAATATGTCAGATGCATTAACCTGGCCGATTTGAGCGGCAAGAAGATTGCGGTGGATGTAAGCATATATATGTACAAATATGAAACAGATGATCTGTTGATTGAAAACATTTATCTAATGATTTCAATCTTTCTGCACTACAATATCACGCCTATCTTTATCTTTGACGGAAAGCCTCCAGATGAAAAAAAGGAACTATTGAAAAAGCGCCGTGAAGAGAAGATAGATGCAGAGAAAGAATACAACAAGCTAAAAACAAGATTTGATGACAATGATGCAGCATTGGATGAAGAACAGAAGCAAGAGTTGGTCAGTAATATGGATCAGCTGAAGAAGCAATTTGTCTACATTAACAAGGACAAGATTCGGCGAGTGAAAGAATTGATTGCCTCATGTGGGGTTACTTACTATGATGCGCCTGGAGAAGCTGATGAACTGTGCGCTCTCTTGGTCATCAAGAAGAAGGTATGGGCTTGCATGAGTGAAGACATGGATCTGTTTGTCTATGGCTGCACACGAGTGCTTAGGTATTTTAGTTTAGTGAACCATACCGCAGTTTTGTACTATATGAAGGGTATTTTGACAGAAATCAATATGAATCAGGACGAGTTCCGTGAAATTTGCGTGATTTCGGGAACAGATTACAATATAAATGCAAATGGATGTGAAAATAAGATAACAATTGATGGGTTTGTCAAATTATTTCGCAAATATAAAAATTCTGGGCAATCGTGTGGGTTTTACACATGGTTAATAAATACAGAGGATCATGAACATGACATAGATTTATTAACAAAAATTAATGAAATGTTTGATTTATCTTCAAATCATGACAACTTGAAAAATTTTGAAAGAATTAGAATTGCAAATTGTCAAGGAGATCGTGATGCAATGAAGGCTATTCTAGAAGAGGATGGATTCATCTTCTTGGATTAAAATTAGATAAATAATATTATTTTTTTTTAAGTGGATTGGTTGGATTAGGTGGATTTTACAGTTGTATATAAGTATTTCAAAAATGTATAGCATAAACTATAGATTTTTATTTGGGTTTTATTTTATTTTTTGTTGTTGTTGCTGCATCTAGAAATTTATTGAGCAAACTATTTAAGCGGTGGCGACAACTGCAGCCTCAACCTTCACAGTCTTGGTGAAGTGGGGGCTCATATAGCGCTGGAGGTTGAAGTAGGTGAGCTCATCCTCCTTCTTGAGCTTAAGAAGCGCAACAAGCTTGGAGTCAGGATTGATCTTGCGACCATTCTGCTTGTCCTGGAGGTTGTTGGAGCGGATGTAGGCATTGATATCGCGGGTGACTGCAGTGCGAGCCATCTCAGTGCCCTTATCCTTGCCGAGGAAAGCGGCAAGCTCGTCACTGATGCGGGTGGGCTTCACAAAGCCACTGGGGGCACGGTTTCCAGACTTGCGCTTGCGCTTGGAGCTGGCCTTCTGGGCAGCCTTAAGCTCGCGGGACCAAGCCTTCTCAAGGTTGCGGAACTCAGTCTTAAGAGAGGAGAGGGCAAGGGTGGCCTGCTGAAGCTTGGCGAGGAACTCAACAGAGCGATCGGCAAGAGCAGCCTCAGCGTCGGCAGCAACGGCATCAACTGCACCCTCCTCAACAGGGGCAGTAACAACAACGGGGGCAGAAACAGAGGCGTCAGTCTCAGCGGCCTTCTTAGGGGCCTTGGTCTTCTTAGCGACCTTTGCCTCAACAGGGGCAACAACAGGGGCTGCAACAGCAGCAGTATCAAGAGCGTCAGTGGGCTTAGCGGATGTCTTCTTCGCGGGCATATTATACTATACTAAAGCGGGTTCCTTTTAAACCGTTTAAGGCCTTAATATATATATTTGTGATTGGAAAAGGTCTTAGATCCTAAACTCTTTCAAAAATACGCGACCGATTGAAAAAGCCATGGCAAGGATAACGCAGCATTTTCATTTACTAATGTTAATGCACCAAGCACATAATAGGCTCCTAAAGACCGACTATCTTTATCCACGCCTAAATTTACCATTTTTTCCATAACTTCCAATATTGGCTTTTGTAAATGTTCTAATCTGGTTTCTTGACTAATAGTCTGCATGCAAATATTCCTAAATGGATTTCCCATTGGTGGGCATATTAATCGTTTTGTTTCATTTGTCAATTGCGCACGATAGCTCCAAATGTCAATTAGTTCTCTTAAAAACTTATTTAATTGTGGTCTGGTTAAGCTTAAAAACCATTGAGAATTGCTATAATTTCCTAAAGCATCAATATTTTGAAAGAGATCAAGAGTTCTTAGTTCAATATTTTTCTTATTTGTTAGCTCACTAGTAATGTCCTTTATTTCAGTGTCAATTTGGATGTCAAATAATTTGCCAAGTCTCAATACTTTTCTTAAAGTTCCTATAATTGTCAAAGGGATCTCGTTGCGATTATAAGGATTTAATACCTGACCTTTTGTTTTGTAAATAAGATTGTAAATGGAGATAATATCAAAGCCATAAACAAACCCATCTGTGTCTTTATAACTGAAAAAATTAAACAAAGGAAGATCTCCTAAGTCATCCATTGTAAAAAAGTCCGTTGCATTTGTGCACAATTTGCGATCGTTGTATGCTGGACCATGCGCTTCGTTAAAAATACGCTGCATTCTTCCTCGCCATACCTTTTGAATCTTAATAACAAGGGAAGAAAGCTTGAGGAAGACGTAGATTCGGTTTATTAGTTGTTGCTTGTTTCCAGTAACTTTTAACTTGTGTTTCTTTGCAATGTCCTTCAGTTGTTGCGCATTGTAATTATACTTTAAAACCATTTCATGATTATTAAACGAAGGAAGAACAAAGTTTTCGTTGCTTATTTTTTCCAGTTTTTTTTGCGGCTGCATAGTTTTTTCACATGTTTGATACAACTTTGTTAAATAATCTTCTAGATCTAAACAAGTGGTTTTTTTAGGATGAAGGCTTTGAATCATTCAAATATATATATAATGGAGATTTCTTTTTGAGCCATTTATACTATATATATATAAGATTTTAAAGAGCATTCACGTGTCAACTTTTTGTAGATGGATACTAATTTATGATTCTAAAAAAAATTGATTTAAAGATAGCCACTGTATATAAAGTACAACACAGCCATGGCAGACACGATCGTTGACGGTACCCATTTTGATTCTAACAATGTTAAGTACTCCGCACCCAAGGCGAATGCCGCGGGAGGCAAGGGAGTCAATATCCAGAACTCGCTTACCAACACTGGTTTGCGCATTTCTACACCACTCATGCTCACGTGGGGCGCAAGTGAGTTTGAGGGAAACGGAAAGTTTGAGCTTTCTATGCAATTTCCTTCTGCCGAGTATCCTAATGAGGAGGCATCGGCATTCCTGAAGAACATGCAAGCACTTGAGGCCAAGATCAAGGCCGATGCTCTTACGAATTCCAAGACTTGGTTTGGCAAGGTTCACACAATTCCTGAGGTTGTGAATGCGCTTTGGACTCCCATGCTCAAGTACCCTAAGGACAAGGCAACGGGCGAGCCTGACTTGACCAAGGCTCCTACGCTTCGCGTGAAGGTTCCTATCTGGGATGGTGTTTGGAAGTGCGAGGTTTACGACGAGGATGAGAACAAGCTGTTCCCTAGTCCTACTCCTGGCGTTACTCCCATTGAGTTTATGGCCAAGGGCACGCATCTTGCGGCTGTTCTCCAGTGCGGTGGTCTTTGGTTTGCAAACGGCAAGTTTGGCGTGACTTGGAAGCTTGTCCAGTCGGTTGTTCAGCGTCCTAAGGGTTCGCTTACTGGCCAGTGCCTTATCAAGCTCAAGCCTAGCGACAAGGAGCGCCTAAAGACCCAGGCAGCACCTCCTGCCGAGGATGAGGTTGAGGTTGACTCCAGTGCTCTCAGCGCTCAGGTTGTTGATAGCGATGAGGAGAGCGAGGATGAGGAGGAGGATGAGCCTGCACCTGTTCCTGCACCTGCACCTGCACCTGCTCCTGTTGTCGCACCTGTTGTCGCACCTGTTGTGGAGGTTGCCGAGACCAAGAAGAAGAAGGTTGTTCGCAAGAAGGCAGCTGGTGAGGCTTAAATTCTAAAAATATAAATATTGTATAAAATGTAAATAGCAAACATCTGCATTACCCTAACAAATTCAATCCAAAATATATAAAAAAATTTTTTATATATTTTTCCATCAAATACACATATTATTCAAATGCTTTTTTTCTTCCTTCTCTAAGAAAGCTCTATTATAAAAACAATATCGGCTCGTTGTGAAATATTATACATATCAGCTGCATGATCCTGTATTTGCGCAATTCCACATTTTTTGGTAGTAAACTGTTGCACTGGTTTTATAAAGAGCCTATTTGTGGGAACTCCAAATTTCTGCTTCCCTACTTCAAAATAAATGACTTCTGTCCTTAAGAGAAGGGAAGAAAAAGGAATTGAGACTCTAACAATTAGGTTGTTGTTCTCATCTATAGTCATGTTAGTAGGCAAATCTGGAACGCATTTAACAATAATGTCTTCCCCCGATAATCCATCAAAGTAGAGTTCATTGTGCCATAATGGTACCAAATACATTTTGGGACCCAGATTTAGCTTATATATGTTGCAATCAAGCAAGTCATCTATACTTGGATTCAATACAATTATTTGATCATCCTTTATTTTTTCCATAAGAACTGTTTTAACCTCTTCAATAGTCTCATCACTAATATATAAAATACTTTTATAGCGCGTTAAGAAAGTATAGACTTCTATTGACCTTTCTTTGTCAAGATCTTCAAAGAGTTTTATTGTCACTTTTTTGCATCCAACTACAATATCTTTAATTATACTTGATATAACTTGAGAGCAGTTTCCAGTTATGATAGTTTGTATGAAGATTTCCAGGATGGAAAGGTACCCATTAGAACCTTTTTCCTCTTCTCTGGATGAATCAAAGGAAGAAAAAGCATTTGATCTATTGTTATTTAGTTCATCTCCATCTCCATCTCCATCTCCATCTCCATCTCCTATAAGACCAAATCTTAGATACTCATAGGCTTCTTTAATAGATTTGAATTTTTCGTTTGCCTCAACCGTATTGCCATTTTTGTCTGGATGATGCTGTAATGCAAGTTTGTGGTATTTTTTCTTTAAACTTTCTGGAGTTATGGTCATAATATTCAAAAAATCTAGTTCCAACACGTCACATGCTAGTTGAATGTCCATTTTTTCATTTGTGTTTATGTTTGTATTTGTATTCATATAATTCAAAGTATAATTGTTATATTTGGAATCATTTTAAATACTAATATAGTGGATATCATGTACCAGTTTTATTTTATTCAAAACCATGAATAAGTTTGACCAAATAGAACAAATAATTTTCTAAATGATAAATAGGTCTATAATTATTGTTATAGTATTGCAAAAAAGAGTATGTTTTTAAAAGAACTGTGGAGAGATCTGTGTTCTTTAATTTTTTTTGAGCTAATAGAGTGGAAATAATGTACCAAATACAATCAGTAATATCTAAATTATAAATAAACTTATCATATAAAACATCTCTAAATTTAAGAAATTTCAAGTCATCAATATTGATCATTTCGTTAATGATCTTATCACAAATTATTTTGTATGGCTGGGTTAAATCATGAATAGAAGAATGTAGGTTCTTGATGTTTGTAATATTTTCCAGAGTTAAGGCTGGAGGTACTTTTGCGACCAAACATTTATTGTATGATGGTCTACTTGGCCTCGGTACATGAATTACTTCACAACAATTTATAATACTATCGGGTATGAAACTAATTTCTTCTGTTAATAAAATATACTTTAAATCTACTGAATTGTTATTGATTTGCTGCATATAACTGTAAAAGTTTTCTAATAATTCACTATGTATTTCCTGGAAATTCTTACAAACTATAATACCTGATTTTTCTGTTTTTGCTGAAATAATATCTATTATTTGCGTATAAATCTCATTCCAAAGCAACTTTGAGTTGCACCCCAATAAAGAAATGTCTACCTCACAATGAATATCGCTGATTTTAAAAAAGTATTGTTGTTTTAGGAAGTTTACGCTAATCTTTTTTTCATATTTTAAGTCAGTTGGACTATATTTTTTAATAGATGTTAGCATTTGCGTGTATTTTCCAACTCCTGGGGGACCGTAAAATATAATATTTTTCAAGGACTGTATTTTTTCGGGGAATTTACTATAAATTTTTGTCAACTTTGGATGTAAATTCTCGCGATGATTTGATCCTATGTATTCTTCAAAGTGAGTTTCATGAAATTTCATTTGATTCACAAGATTATTAATATATACAAGATTCTTTTTATTGCTTTTATTACTTATATATATAATATTGACAAATGCATATTAGATTGGATTAGATTAGTTATTGAATTGTTTATTTCATAATTTTATTGCAAAACCACAAATAAATACAATTTTACCAAGGTAATAAGTGTATATTATTATAGCACTTATTACTTAAAAACAATGACTGAATATATATAACCTTAAAGGAATAATGAACATTGTTAAAAGATTAGATCAATACAAGGAAGGGTGTCTATATTTTTGCGAACCTATTAAGAATAACGTCATGACTGAGGGAACATTTGTTAGAATTTTGTATTCAAATTCTATGTTTGTATTAAATGGAATCTATCTCACCTTTTCATTGGACATTATATCAAATGAAAAATACTACAATAAACACAGATGCAATTTTGACCTGAATTCACATCGTGAACTGATTGAAAATATAAGACAAATTGAAGAAGGGTTGCTTAAAAAAGTAAACATAAGAAATAAAACTCCACAATATAAAATTACAGAACAACTTCGCAATGGTAATATAAAAATTTTTACAGATAATGTTGAAAAAATGAATACTTCAAGTGATTTTTTGCTAAAAATTTCTGGAATTTGGGAAACGGAAATGAGTTATGGTGTTACATACAAATTTATTAAAATGAATAATGTTTAATTAGGGCGCTTATAGGGGGTAAGAGATCATATTTTGATATCCATCCGTTGAATAATATTTAAGAGCAATTCCTAGTGTAACAACGATAATTAAGTTGATAACGGACAATAAATAAGTTGCAGAAATGCTTGTATTGCTCATAATCCCAGATTCCCTAAATTTTGGGGTTCTTGAACTTCTAAACAAGATATAAACCTGCAATGAAACAAATATAGTAGATATGACAGTAAAGACATTATAAAATCCAGTGACTCTTCCAGAAGAAATTCTTTCTAGATATGTTCCAATAATATAAACAGACATGAATATGATGCTTAGCAATGTGATAAATGGTGTTAATCTATAAATTATGCTTCCAAATGTGAACTTTGCTTGATTTTCTGCAACAGATAAAGTGTAAAATATGTATCCGCCAATCATTGCAATACCAACACCTGCTGCACAATAACCCAAGATTGATCCAATCAAGGATGAATAACTAGCTGTAAAGGTAGTCATTAAAACTAACACAAGGCCTCCAGCAATAAAAGCATATGCAATTGAAAAGAATGAATCGTATACCCAATTTCCTTTACTTGTATTTACAAAATTGCTAATATTTTGATCTGTAGTATTTTTAGCTCCAGCCATTATTAAAATAGCAGTATATTTTATTTACAAACGTTAATAAAATACACTTTGATATGAAGATATAACTATTTGTTTTGTTGTTTTAATTCGTCAACCTGCTTTTGTAAATCCTGGATTTTTAATAGTAAAAGTGGTATAAATTCTAAATAGTTTACGGCCTTTTTCTCCTTTTTTGAAGTTACATCTATTGTAGTTTTTACAAGAGATGGGAATAGTTTTTCTACTTCTTGTGCAATAAAACCATAATGTGATCCATCTTCAACGCTTTCAATAAACTCATATTTGCGCGGTTTTACTTGCATTAACAATTCACATGCATTTTCAGGAAGAGGACCAATATTTTGTTTAAATCTTTCGTCTGATAACTGCACAATATTACCTGCTACATATAAATCTTTTTGAACGTACACATCTACCTTTGGAATAGCAGTTGTTATTGTTTTATTATTGTTAAACGTGCCATATGTCCACGTTTGAGGTATTACATTTGGATTAAATGTTTTGATATATGTTGACGTTGTACCCACTTTTCCACCATAATTTCCTGCAAAAAAATCTAATGACATATTAATAGATAAGAATTTTATTTGCTAATTATAATTTAATGTATTTGTAAAAAAGATTTGCAAAAGATTTCAATATAAAAATATCTACAATAAATATAATATGAGCAGATTCAATACAGCATCTACACATCCATTGATACCCAATTCGCAAGATTACATGATTTATAAGAAATATGTTTCTATTCACTCGCAGGATCGTGATATAATAAAATATCCTTTATCTACAGAGTTTGAGATAGAATTACCCGAAGATTATTGCAATGTCCAAACAGTAAAGCTAAGCACATGGACGTTTCCTTCAAACTATAGCACTTTTTCACAACTGCAAAATAATATAACTATGACATTTAGAATTAATAACCCATATAATCCAGGAGATTATGGCTTAGCAGATCCTCTACAAGATGCAATTTTTGAAATACTTTATTCAATCAGAAAAGTAGATTTTGTTATTCAAATAGATGAAGGTTTCTATAACCCTCTACAAATGTCAATTGAACTTACAAATAGATTTAATGATGCAGTTTCTCGTCGTATAACAGAAGCTTTAACTACTATCCCTAAATACGTAGCATTAAACCTAAATGCTCAGTTTAGTTCTACTGGGTATACACAATTTGTTATTGTTTATAATTCTGTTCAACAAAAAATGTTTTTTGGAAATAAGAGCTCAGAGTTTTTGTTAACAAATGACTCAGTACTATATAATGATTTTATTGTTCTTGCAGATTGTTATAAAAGAAGTATATATCCTGAATTCAGTAACTGGGGACTGCCAGCTTATTTAGGATTTACTAGATGTCCCTCTCCATCTTTTACACTTCCAAATGGGGAATATCCTAGATTTTTCTTTGGAGAAATTAATCCAGGAGATAACGGATTTTGGTTGTTACCAGAAACAACTTTGCCAGGGGCTAAAATATATTATGCAGTAGCTCCTCTTAAAATAAATTTAATGGGACCTTCACATTTTTACATGGAGATTGCTGGAATGAACTGCATGGATGAAACCATGCCGTGGGCTCTTAATGAATTTACTACGCACACAAATGAAACAAATGGTGTTGTAAATTCGGCTTTTGCCAAAATTGCCATTCCAACTACTCCTATATCACAGTGGTTTGACAATGACATTGACTCTTATATGTTATATAATCCACCAGCGGAACGAATTAGAAAAATCAAGATTAAACTTAGATATCATAATGGTGCTCCAGTTTATTTTGGTGGATTTGATTTTTCCTTTACGCTAGAATTTAATCTGCTTGTGCCTCAAAGTCAGCGCAAGTACAATATTTTTAAACCAGAGATCTAGTTTTTATTCTACGTTGTACTTTTCCTTTATCCATGATTTTAAAACCTCTATATCGCATGTTTTATAATCTTCTGGGAATCCTTTTAACTTGAAAAACTCGGGTTTTTTCATTTTTGCCGTTTTATGATAAATGTAATCACCATATTTTCCCTTTTTAATGCAAGTTGTTTTGCTTATTTGCCTTTCCCCTGATTGTTTGTCATTGTCACCGTCTTTAGATAAATAACCATCTTTGTCTAGAATAGTCATAACCTCCAAATACGTGACATTTTCTATTGGTCTGTTACCAAAATGAAACGATAATGATTTGCTATTTTCACCCCATGTTACATAAAGACCAAATTTTCCTTTTTTAAGATGCAGATCATGACCATTATATTTGCCAAGTAGAATATCTGTGGTCTTTGGGCTTTCTATAATTTCCTCCAACTTGTATCCACCGCTCTTCAATTTTTCCAGATCAATATCGGTCTTTACAGGAAGAAAGCTGACAACCTTCTCGGCATTTGTGCATTTAATTACTGGACCATACTTGGCAATCATATAAGAATGCGAGGCATCAATTACTATTTCCTGTTTTTCTTCCTTCTTTTCTTCCTTCAATTTGTCAGTAAGACTGCGCATAGAGGCAAAGGCTGTCTCACAAAGAGTGTGCCAGATCTTTTTATTTTGAGCTATCTCATCCAGGGAATCCTCCATCTCCTTTGTATAATCATAATTGAAAATGTCATTGTAATACTTGATGAGGAATTCTATTACCATTATTCCAGTGGGTTGAATAACTAATTTTGCATTCTCGTGACCAAATATTCTCGTTGTTTTGGCCTCTACTAGTTCGTCATTCTCCAAAACAAAATCTATGCATTCCATGGTTTGACCCTTGACTTCTTCCTTCTTTACATACCCCCGTTCTTGAATCTTATCTATAAGCATAGAAAACGTAGATGGACGACCAATACCCTTCTCTTCTAACAGCTGCACCAGTTTTGCCTCCGTATAATGCGACTTTATATTTGTTAATTTAAACAACGCCGTCATCTTTTTATATTCCAAGACGGAATTCTGTGCCAACGCAAGTAGATATTTGTATTCTTTTGCAACTTTTTCGTATTTATTCTTCACAAGTTGCCATCCTGGAAAAACAATTTGTTCGCAAAAGTACTTAAAGACCGTCGCGTCAAATCCTTGAATCTTGGCACTAATTTTGTTGTATTTTGCGGGAGCCATGCAGCTTTCAACTGAATTTTCCCAAATGATTTTGTAAATTCGGCGTTCCTTGGTTTCACAAGTCTCTGGAATATCTTTTAACTGCACATTTGTTGGGCGGATTGCTTCGTGAGCCTCTTGTGCTGCAACTTTTTGTTTTGATGAGGTTTTTGTTTTTGTTGTAAGTACTTTTTTGACAGACTCTTTTTTGACAATCTTCTTTTTTATAACAGAAGTTTCTACATCTTCTCTCAATTCTTCTTCCTTACTAGCTTCCTCCTTATAATTTGTTTGTAAAGAGGACAACTTGGGATTCAAAAACTGATCCAGCGATGCTCCCATGTCTGCATAGTTTGCTGAAATGTATTTTACAGTTGAGTCTATGAAATCCTTACTGTATTTTTTACTATCTGTTCTCATGTAAGTTATATAACCAGCCTCGTACAATTTTTGGCAATGCTTCATAGTCTCTTTTGGAGATATGTGCAATTCATTGCTAACTGCTTGTTGCAACTTGGAGGTTGTAAATGGCTCAGGTGGTTGTTTCACAGTTGACTCTGGTTGCGAGCATGTAAAGACATGATCATGATTTACCGAATTCTCTAAAAAACTTTCAACTTCTTCCTTTGTTTCATAATCCTTGTCTAGTTCAAAAGGAAGAGACATGTTTGTAAAATAGCCTTTTGTGTCGTAGCAGGGTTTACCTGGCGTGGCCTTGATTTCTACGTAGTTGTCATAGACAATGCGCAATGCAGGTGTTTGGCATCTTCCTGCAGATAAGCTATGTTCTGCAGTCCTGGAAATATATTTCCACAAGACAGGCGAAATTGTGAAACCAACTAGTAAATCTAGAATCTGGCGAGATTGTTGTGCATTTACCACATTCATATCTATTGTTTTTGGAGAGGCAACTGCATTGCGAATAGCCGTTTCAGTAATTTCATGAAAAATAATGCGCTTGGTTGTTTGAACTGGCAAATCAAAAAGCATGCATATATGCCACGCAATAGCCTCTCCTTCGCGATCATCATCTGTTGCCAATATGACTTCGTCAGCTAGCGCAATCTCTTTTCGTAGAAGTTCTACCTGTCGCGTCTTTTGCGGGTTGTCAATAATTGTGTACTTGGTTTGAAAATTATTTGAAACATCAATAGCATCAAGTGAGTTAATTTCACGCAAATGGCCAAAACTGGCAACGCATTTATATCCTGGACCCAAATATGATTCTATTTTTCCACACTTTGCGGGAGATTCTACAATCACCAACGTTTTTGTAATTGTACTTTGAAATTGTTTACTCATCTTCTTGGTCTTAAGTATATTTAGCAAAATATATTTAAGTCTATTTTCTATGATGAGAAATTTATAGAGATGAAGATGAAATAGAATTTATTTGCTTGAACTGCCTCCATGAAATGTTAACAGCTGGCTTAACTTGCTCTTCCTTTTCTTCGTATTGACTGTTGATCTTATCAGCCTTTCTAAGGGCGCTATCAACGTACAACTTCTTTAGCAACATTCCTACCTCGTATGCACCTTCGTGTTGGTCCAAGTCTCCCTCTTCAATTTTCTTTAACACGTCCAAGAACTGATAAAGAATTTGAAGATCAATCTCATCCTTTCGCACTTTGTTGTAAATGTCGGTATAATACGTGAACAAGAATGTGCACTCTACCATTGCTTCTAAATTTAATTGGTCTGGATCGCTGCCAAACTTCTTCTTCAACATAATCAACGTATTCACGTCTTCGCGAATTTGTTGACTGTGCTTTAAATTGCGTATATTTTCAGTCTGGTCGGCAGTGTCATTTGCCTTGATCATTTGTTGGAGTTGTAACTTTTGAAATTCATCCATTATCAGTTATGATATATTTTAGAATACTATTTTTAAATCATAGAAACAAACTAATATATTTATTTTTGCTGTGGAGTATATTTTATAGTAATATTATATAAGATGTCTTCACCTACAATTCCACCAGCGTTAATGACTGCTCCAGCTGGAGGATCTTATGCAAAAGATGCTATCATTACTCAACAAAATAATGTGGCAAAACATTCTGCAATACTTCAAACTACTGGCGGTAAAGGACACAGAAATAGACGCGGTGGAGCAACTGCAACTGCAACTGTTCCAAAAATGATTTTTGTCCCAAGTCCAGTTAATGGAACACCAAATTCAACACAAAATCTTGCTAACCGAGGTGGACAGGCAGGCCTTCAAGCCAAACAGGGAGGTGGTTTTGATGATTGCGCGGGACAGGGTTCCAGTTGTACTGATGCAGTTATAGCTGCACAAGCTCAAGCAGGCGGAAAACGCCGATCAAAAAAATGGGGGCGCATGAGCGGAGGCAAAAGTCATTCAGTAAATTGGGGATGCATGAGTGGAGGTAAAAAGAGAAGAACCAAAAAATCAAGGAAATCAAAAAAATCCAAAAAATACGGAAAATCTAGAAAATACAGGAAATAGATTGTGTCTATAGATTTGTATTCTATATTAGTTATTTATTTAGAATACAAATAACGAAGAATTATATATTCATAATATAAGTTATGCCAACAGGGAAAAACTGGATTAATTTTATATATGTGAATTTAGGGTTCCTTGCTCAAATATTTGCCCTATATTTTTTCACAATGATGAACGAAATTCAAAAGGACTGGCCAAAATATAGATGCAATCCTATGTTTATGCCATTGTCAAATAATATCAGCGAAGATTTTACTTATTGTATTCAAAATATGCAAACCAATTACATGGGTTATTTGCTTTCTCCATTAAATTACATCACCTCTGGACTAACGGATCTTGGAAATGAGCTTTCCACTAATATTGCTGGAATTAGAGATATGCTTAGCTTTATTAGAACTTTTATTGGTAGTATCGTTGAAAATGTGTTTGGCGTATTTTTAAATTTGGTGATTGCCTTTCAAAAGATAACTATTAGCATTAAAGATTTGGTAGGCAAAATAATTGGTATTGTTGTCACTCTTATGTATGTATTAGATGGCAGTAATAAAACCATGGTCAGTATGTGGAATGGCCCCATGGGACAAATGGTTAAAAATCTTGCCAAACCAAATCAATGTTTTCATCCCAAAACAAAGGTAAAGTTGACAAATGGAAGGGTTTATCTAATGAAAGATGTGCCATTGGGAAGCATTTTGGAAAATGGAAGCCGTGTTAGAAGCGTTATGCGTGTAGACAATTACGAAAACGAAGATCTTTATAAAATTATTGGAAAGGGCGTTTCAGGAGAATCAATATTTGTAACTGGATCCCACTACATTAAAAATGACCGCGGAGAGTTTGTCCAGGTAAAAGATTATGTGGGTGCCGTAAAACAAAATGAATTATTTACTGAGGAATTCGCCTGTTTAATAACAAGTGATCACAAGATTTGTATTGGGGAATGCATTTTCTGGGATTGGGAAGACTATATTTTATTGTCTACATTAAATAATTAGTTATAACATGCGGTTAAAAATTGCACATTATAACATATACCATAATATAAAGTAAATGTCTGCAAATTTAGTTAATGAAATAACGTTGGAGTATTTAATGAGTAAAGAACAGCATGCTAAATTTATGAATAAGAAAAAAGAAGGACTAAGTTCTGGCGAGCGCAAGGATAAGAAGTTTTATAGAAAACGTATATTAAACTTGTCTCGTGATCTTTTGTTGAATCAAGTGCCAGATAAAATGCTTGGTGATGTCCAGTTTGCATTTGATCATTACGTAAAAACATGCATCAATTATTTTAAAATTTTAGATGAAACCGATATTATTCAAGAAGATTATCATGGGATTAAAATATTAAATGATGCATTGGGAGAAGAAGACATTGCTACAACAGCAGCAGATGCTGATAAATTATTAATGCGTACAATTAAAACAAATAAGGGACCTCTTGACAATTTTGTAAAGATTAAGAGCACAAAACCGTCAAATCCGCCTATTATTCCTATTCAAAAAGAAATAAATTTAAAAGACCCTGAACTGAAGAATAAAGGAATTGGCAAAAAGAATAATATCACTAATAAATATGAAGAAACCGCAAAAGAAAACACAAATACAAACACAAAAACAAATACAAGTACAAAAAAAGAGAAAAACACAAAGAAAAAATCGCAAGCATCCAACAAGGAAAAACAAGCAAACGAAAAAGACGATGAGTCACATATTGCGTAAAATACGCACAGGAAAAGATTTCATAAAATTGCAATGTAGTCCAAAGGCAGATAAAAATAATTTTAGCTGTTTTAACGACGAATCTTTAAATAAATTAAAGAATTTATGGAATAAAAGAAATCCTGATAAGACTATAACTACAAATAGTTCAAAGGAAATATGGGAACAATTAAAGAACTACATGTCCACCATTTGCAATAAAGAGTCGTGTTGGTTGAAGCAAAACTTTGTAAAAGGTACCGCAGATGCTCAGCTGTTGGAATCATTTGCTCCTGCTTCTCCAGATGAATGGAAGAAAAAACCAAATGATTGGTTATCTAGTATGGATATTTTGGAAGTTATGAAGCAATATGAGAAGGCTTATAAATGCTTTGAATTTTTGGGTCCATCTCCAATTGATTTTGACACATCCAAGCTTTATGGCGAATGCGTTTGGGAAGAGTTGTGCCATTTCAATTTAGAAGAGCAGATTGCCAAAGGTAAGAAAAAATTTGGTATTGTTTTTAATCTGGATCCACACTATCTAAGTGGTTCACATTGGGTCTCACTCTTTATAAATGTAAAATCCAAATCAATCTTTTACTTTGACAGCGGAGGCGATGAAATTCCTCCAAGAATTAAAAAATTTGTAGATCGCGTTATTGCACAAGGAAAGGCATTAAAACCATCCATTAAATTCAAGTTTGATCAAAATTACCCAGTTGAACATCAATATAATGACAGTGAATGTGGAATTTATACGCTATATTTTATTTCCAACATGTTGGAAGACAAGATAACAGAGGAATATTTGAAAACGCACATTTTAAATGATAAATACATGGCCAAGTTCAGGAAAGTCTATTTCAATGATGAGCTTTAGAATGGTTGTCATTTATTATTTTTTTAAATTACCATATAAAATTATTATTGGATATGATTTATATTCAATAATAATGGCAGGAGTTTATACATTTTTAACAAATGAAAATGCTTCAACATTGTGGGAAGTGTTAAAGGAGAATGCTTTTAAAACTAAGAATCCTCAGGAAATTGTTGCAATGCGTTCTAATTTTAGTCAAAGAATGACAACTTTTTTTGATGAAGAGCGTGAAAATTCCAAGACTCTAATTGATCTTAATAAAAAGTTTATATTAAATTTTATGCAAACAAGTGACAAAAAAATGCAATCAAATGCAATGTCAACAAATAATATGCCAAGTTTAATGCCTGGTAATAAGAGTGGTTTATACAAGGTTGAAGACATACAAGAAGCTAGAATTCAACAGTTTGACAAGCAATATGAACAAAGAAAACAAGAGTTTGAAAATGCCATGACACCAAGGGTCCCAGATTCCCCTAATTTTACAGACAATTTTAATGACGCCCCATTGGAAAATATGGAATCATTAATAGCCGAAACCATGCGTCAAAGAAATTTTGACATTGATCAAATTGTTAATAGTTCAAATACTAACAAGACTGCTGTGGAAAATTGGTTGCACCCACAAGAGACTTCTCTTAAAACGGAGAATCGCGCTTCCAATGAACAAAATTTTAAACTAATCAAAATTGAAAATGAGGAAGTAGGGTCACGATTTTTTGAAAATGACGTGATTAATCTTACGGCGGCAAATACTAATGCAAATAGATCTCCTACCGCAAATGGACAAAAAAAACTTTCATGGGCTGAAAAAAATGAAACTCGTGTTTTTAATACGGATGAAAATGTCTCCATGGATATACGAGAAAGTTCATTTAATCAAATGAAACAAGAAGAGTTTTTTGCAAACCCCTCCTCCACAGACGACATTTTCTCAAGGTTGAAGCCTGTACAACCATCCTTATCCCTTTTTGAAACAGAAACGAGGGAAGAAAAAGGATTTGAACAGGATAATCTATTACAACAGTTTTTACACCTAGATAAGAAGATTGATATAGTTCTTAAAAATCAAACCATATTAATGGAAATTTTGCAAAAAATGCAGTCGCCAATTGAATCTAATTTAGCCAAACAATAGATTATTCTGGAAAAAGTACTTAAAGACCGATCGGGCTATTTCGCCGTAAATACATATTCTCCGTCTTCCTCTGTCAAATATCCCATCAAGATTGGTTGCGATCTGCCATTTTCTAAGGCAATTTGGACTGAATCAAAGTCGTAAACCTCCTCGGTTCCTTTTCTAAGGATATATTTCTTTCCATTTAATTCAATTTCCACTGCCTCCCAATTAACAGTGCGTTTATTAATAGCCGCAATCTTGTCTGTTTCGTCGGCACTAATAGATGGCGTATAAGAAAATTTATCGTTTGTAGGATTACCAAAGTTGAGACATACTAAATTTTCACCAGATCCCGCTCTTGCATGGACTGCACAATCAATAGATGCTTCCTTTATGGCTTTTGTTAAATTGGAACTTACTTCTTCCTTTATAGTGGAGATTTCAAAGAGAGCTTCATCACTAGTAAATGGAACATATTGAAGCTCTTCTCTTCCTGCCTTCTTAACCGAGGATTGTTTTTCTTCTCCTTCTCCTTCTTCTCCTTCTCCTTTCTTTCCCTCTTCTTCTTCATCTTCTTTTTCTTCCTCTAAAGCTAATTTACTAGCAGGATTTACCATGTAAAGACGCTTACTGCGATCTTGACGCTTAAGCTCTATGGATGCATCACTTGCTATCTGCTCAGGCGTAAATGTCATTAAATATAAAAACACTTCCACAGTTTGTAGTGCCTTGGGCAATCCCTGATGACTACAAATACGGCGAGCTCTACCAACTACCTGTTCAACACGAACTGGATGCCAATAAGGCTCCATGATATGAACATATCTAGTATTTCTCAAGTTGATACCCTCTGAGCCAGAAGCAGTAATCATAAACACCTTGATTATTTGACCCATGTTATTGTTGGTTGACATCTGTTTTAAACGATCCACAATTGCAGGTTCTTTAACCAATCCCCAATCTCCATTGTAAATATTACGAATAATTTCCTTTTCCTCTGCGGATTCTGTACCAGTGTAAAGTGCAAATGTTGGCTTACCAAGATCTTTCTCTGGCATGTCAATTTCCCATGCACCAAGGGAATTCTTTTTAATTTTAAACTGTGCAAATCCATTTTGGATTAAAACCATTGTGAAAATGCCGATACCCTCAAGCGTTCTAAACTGACTATAGACAAGATGCAATCCTTGGTATTCTGGGTCCTGAATATTATCCAAAATATGCAAATATTTACGGCTATAAACTTCTAATCCCTCTTTTGACAAATATTCGGCTGAATGCTCGCTCAATTGTTCTACGGCAGCCTTGATTTTTTCTTGATATGATCTGTCGCCAAACTCGTCAATGATTTCGTCGCCTTCAACTTCGCCTTCACCTGTAAAATCTACATCATCGTGCTGATCTTCCACTTCTTGTAAGGCAGCTTCAATGTTTTCTATTTTTCCATCTCCTGGCAAAGGTCTTCCAATTGCTTTTGGCATGACAAAATTGCAATAAAGACGAGAAAAAATCCTATATGTGGAAGAAGGCTCCTTGTATATACCATCCTTGTCAATCTTACCCTTCTTCATCTTGGAATTCTTTTCTATTTTTCTTTCCTGTTGTCTTGCTTGCTCATATACGCCAAATTGATAGTCGCTCATAGGAATTTTTATAACGTGAAAATCCCCAGCTTTGTTAAATGATGGCATAAGACCTTCTTGAGCACTTCTAAAATAAGAAGTTAATCCAATAATGCGACGCTTAAAGAGTTCAACATTTTTTACTTTGTTGGTTTGACCATCTATAAACCATAGTATAAAATCATCCAACTTATCTGGAAGTGCCTTATTCACTTGAACTGTAATGCCAGTTGGTAATACGCTTATATCATTTTGTCTTAAAATGCGTATAATATTTTGCTCAAAACTTTCATCGCTTATTTGACCGCGTTCATCCAATCCACTCATTGATTCTCCCTCAACACCCTGATATCCTTTCCTTGCATCCGTCTTATTCATAAAACCAAAAGGATTTCTTGTCACAGTTAAAACTTTGGATGCGGGAGAATAACTGATGTAATCAAGTACCCGCTCTCTTTCAAGAATAGCTGTTAGCGTCTCGCTGTTAATCTTTGCAGAGGTTTTGACATCCAAAGGAAAATTCCATGTTTTAATATATCCGCGAAGAATGTTGAATAAGATGGCAATCTCATTGGGGTAGTTGATGATTGGAGTTCCAGAGAGCAATACTATGCGCGCATTTGATGCACTTAACAAGAATTCATATAATTTTAATGAAAGCGCACTAGCCATGCCTCTTTTTTGTCCCCTTTTGTCCACCTCTTGTCCCTTCTCCTTTGCAATCTTATTCACAATGCGACTGATAAAGTTGTGCGCTTCATCAATAATAACAACCGCATTATCAAAAAGATTAACTGTATAATTTTCCGTCATTTCGCGGAGTCTTTCACTTCTTAGACCATTATAGCTAATAAACTTGTACTTATTTTGGATCATTTCGTCTTGCTGCTCTTCCAAGCTAGCCCTTTGTTCAGCTGTTAACATATCATAGTTTGATTTAAGCCCTTCTTGATTTGACACATTAATTAACCATGCGCCTCTCTTCCTTTTAACGTATTGCTTGGAAAGGCCAAGAACACTGGCCAAAGTATCTAAAGCTTCTGGGTTAGCCTCTATTGAAATCCACTCCCAGTAATTATTTTTCTTGTATATTACATCTCCGCATTTTTTTAGCTCTTCAATATAGTTTCGCTTGAGTGATGCGGGTGTCATAATAATGATCTGTTTTCCTGATTTCATTCCTTCCGCAAGTGCAATTGATGTGCACGTTTTACCTGAACCAAGACCGTGATAGAGAAGAAGACCACGATAAGGCGTGTACAAATTTAGGTAATCGCGGACAATTTTTTGATGCGTTAACAATGAAAAATCCTTGGATTGATTTCCAATGTTTTCGCATGAAATACCCGCTTCATCACTCAACAATTCTTGGCGATAAGGCTCAAATAAGTCATTTATAAAATTGACAAAGATCTCGCGGTTATTAAGGTAGTAATTGGAAGAAATTATGTTTACTGGTGGTTGAGGTTTGGGGAATCTTTTGGAAAGAGGCACATCTCCAATTTGAATCATTGAACCAGGACCAAAGCGTTCTATGCCCTTTTCAACCTTGGTTGTTCGTCTTTTTCTGGCTGTTGTGCGACTACCCGTTGGCAATTCAATTGTAAATTCGTCCGCCTCTGCAGCCGCTTCTTGTCCCTCTTCCAGACCTCTTAATGAAGCCTCAGTAAGTTTTCTAATTTTTCTAGGTTTAGAGGAAATTTCTGCACCAAGTGATTCTCTTCTCGCACCCATTGATTCTCTCCCCAGTAATTCTCTCCCCAGTAATTCTCTCCCCAAAGTCTCTTTAACACTCACCTTTTTCATACGACTCTTTTTAAGCCTATCCTTAAAATCATCGTCATCATATTCTTCGCCTCTTTCATCTACAATAGCGGGCCCTCCCACATTTACATTTACTGGGTGACACTCCAAATCAGTAGGTTTTATTGCTAATTGTTCAGTATATAGGCCTAAAGGGTTCATATATATTTTCAATATAAAAAACTATTTAGTTTTCTCCAATCTCAGCAAGCGCCTCATTGCAAGCAATTTGCTCGGCCTTTCTTTTGATCTTATGCGTACCTTCTCCCATGAAGACAAAAATTTTTCCATCATTCTTATCTATGTAGTCATGCATAGCCGCAAAAGTTTTTATCTTTTTAATGGGTATCGCGTCTTCGTAAGAAACATTGTAAATTTGTTGTCCAATACATAAATAGACTCCCATCTTGTAACCATCATCCATATCATGACTAATCTCAATATAATGCGGCGTAACCTTGAACTCCTTCTGTATCTTTACCTGCAGAATGTTCTTATAGTTATCATCATTCTGGATAAGAGCAATCCAATTAATATGCTTTTCAAAGATGGTTTCAATAAATTTCTGCGCCATCTGGAATCCTGGACCAGTTGAGAAAAAATTTGTAAACCACCCCTCGTCATCATGTATGCTAATCTTATTGTAATCTAAAAAGAGAGCACCAATAAATGCCTCAAAAAGACAACCCAACTTCTTAAGATTGGTTCTTGTCTTCTTTTCCTCTGCATTTCGCGAAAGGATTAGCCATTTATTTAGAGACATTTCCATGGCGATTCTACCAATAGCCTCATTTTTAACAATCGCAATTTTCTTCTCTGTCATAAACCCTTCATTCTCTTTAGGAAAACGCTTATAAAGGTAATATTTTGTTACCAGCTCCAGAACTCCATCACCTAAAAACTCTAGGCGTTCATTAGACTTGGTCTTTAGTGGAAGGCAATTTGCAGGTCGTTCGCTAATTTGAATATTTTGCTGGAGGTTCTCATATTGGGGTCGCTTTGTATAAGAACGGTGAACAAATGCTCTTTTGTACAGTTCTAAGTTGTAGACAGTTGAAGGCAACCCATAATGAGTGAGAATAGATTGAACTTCATTCAATGTAATCTCAGCATTTTGCGGATTATACGGATTCCAAATTAAGCCATCTTCACCTTTAATTATGTCATCATCGTGCAAAAGAGATTTTACGTCGGTCATTGTATAGTATATATTAAGAGCAATTAACTTTATATTGGTTTTATAATGTGTTAATTTTTATTTTAGAGTTTTGCATTTTGTAAAAATGTTAAAATTCTATTTATACAAAATATTTAGGGCTTTAAATTTTAAATAAAAAAAAATATTTGGGTAGTATATATCATGGTGTACATGTCAGGTAGTAAAATGTCTCGCAATCAAGCGTCAATTATTGCGCGCCCCACATGCGGTGGCGTTAAGAAGGGCGGTCTTGCCCCTAGCATTGGTCATTTTTTGTCAAGCAATCCTAACTTAATTAGAGCCACACAAACATCTATTCAATCACGTTTCTGCCTTTTTGATTTTAACAAAACTATCCAAACACAAAAGTATGGATACCATGCTTCACATGGTGGAAACATGGGTTAAGCGTAACCTTAGCATTGTCAAGAATCTTTGCATTATATTATTTAGTTCTACACAAATTAAATAATATATATGAAAAATAATATAACAACTTTGTTACTTACTTACTATAATGATCATTCGTCTGGATAACCGTGAGGCTGACTTGCTTAATGCTTGTAAATTTATAATTAGCTGCAGTCCATCGTTTAAAGATTTGCAAATAGAAGTAGTCAATTTGCCAATTGGTGATGCTATTTTAATAGATGAGAAGGAAGAAAATGAAGATCTTAAGGAAAAGGTTATCATTGAACGCAAGTCACTCAATGATTTGGCTGCCAGTATTAAAGATGGTCGTTACGAAGAGCAATCATATCGTTTAAATGGAGCCGCCGTGCATAATCATAACATTATTTATTTGATTGAGGGAGACTTGACTAAATTCAATCTGTTTAAACAGAGGATGGATAAGATGACGCTTTATTCGTCCATTATTTCATTAAACTATTACAAGGGATTTTCAGTTTTTAGAAGCAATGACATTCAAGAGACGGCAATAATTATTTGTAATATGGCATATAAGTTATCAAGAACTGCACGCGATGGAAAGATTCCATTTTATAAGAATCGTATTAATAACCCTATTCCTAGTCCAAATGCAAACGATGTTTTAACAAATCAAAATCAAAATCAAGATCAATGTCAAAATCAACCTGTTGAATTACATAATAGTGAGGCTAATAATAATGACGAAAATGTGCATGATGAAAAGGACTACTGTAGCGTGGTTAAAAAGGTAAAAAAGGAAAATGTAACTGCTGAAAATATTGGTGAGATTATGTTGAGTCAAATTCCTGGTATAAGTTCAGTCTCGGCGATTGCAATAATGAAACATTTCAACACCATTAGCAATCTGTTTTCTTGTATAAAGGCCGATGAAGCTTGTTTAAAGGACATTACTTATGTAAATTCAAAGGGGCAAACTAGAAAGATCAGTAAGACGGTTATTGGAAATATTTCAAAGTATTTGAAACAATAAATTATTGTTAATACAAATATTTAAAGCTAACGTATAATGTAAAATATTAATGAAGATTATAGACTGTTTTACATTTTACAATGAAGTTGACATGTTAAAATATCGTTTAGAAGTATTAAATGATGTTGTTGACCATTTCGTAATTGTAGAAGCAACGCATACACATGTTGGTGGAGAAAAGATGATGTATTTTGAACAAAATAAAGAAATTTTTGAACCATATATGAGTAAAATTATTTATATTGTGGTGGATGATTTTCAATATGAACAGTCAAATATTAACATTGGAAATGGAGAACAATGGAAGAATGAAATTCATCAAAGAAATTGCATTAAGCGTGGACTTGATTTAATAGATTTAAACCCTGATGATGCAATTACTATTACAGATTTAGATGAAATTCCTGATCCAAATACATTGCAAAAAATTAAAAATGGAGAAATTATTGTAGATGTAAACATTTTAGAACAAGATTTATACTATTATAATTTAAATACTATTTATCACGGAAAATGGTATCATCCTAAAATTTTAACATTTAATAGGTTTTCAACTTTGGGGTTGGAGTGCAATGATATTCGTTTTCATAATAGTTGTCCTGTTATTAAAAGTGGGGGCTGGCATCTAAGTTATTTTGGAGACGCGCATTTTATTAAAAATAAACTGCAAAATTTTACGCACCAGGAATACAATAATGACTTTTTTACAAATACAGATTATATTAACGCAAAGATGCAGGAGGGAACAGATTTATATAATCGCTCTACCGAGCAATTTAATAGAGTTTCAATTAGCAACAATTTATATTTGCCTCCGCTAGCAGATATATTATTGAAAAAATACATAACATTTTAAAAATTTAATAAAAATTTAATATTGTTATTTTTATAATGGACGTTTTATTTGGATTAGTTTTGCTCTGGGCATTTTATACATTGTACAAATATGTTATGTCTGCAAACTATAGCGCAATTATTGTATCAGTTGTAGTGTATTTATTACTCTCATTATTGATAAAAAATAAAACTACTATACTTTTATTAACCATTACACTAACAAATTGTTTCCTGTTGTGCAAACTATTAAGTCGCATATTTTCACTTGTAAAAATATTTACAAAAAAATCTGTGTAAAAAATAATTTTGCAAAAATAATACACTAAATAATATGTCAAATAACATGAATTATTTTTTAATTCATATTATATATAAATGAAAGAAGATCTGTTTAAAATGATTGGACTGTTTTTTGCAGTTCTATTTTTAGTTTATTTAGCAGTCAAAGGTATGAAATTACATTTCCAAGTTGTAGAAGGCTTAACAAATAAGTCTGCAAGTGAAAGGGATGACTCTTCAGGATCATCTCATGGAGAAGCAGGAGATGCCGCAAGCTATGCTGCTGCCATTAAGGCCAGATCAATTCAAATCCAAGATGGTCTTCTCATAGACAAGTACAGAAGCGACTATGAAAATGTTCTTATCAATATGGATGACCATTTAAAT